GGAGTCCAGCATCACATGGATGGGGTGTTGCCCACGAATCGCCTTCGTGAGTGCCGAGAAGGACTTGGTGAATTGGTCGTATGTGCTTGCCGTGAGCCCGAAGAAAATCCGCATAGCCCTTCCGAGCGTATCTGCGGGTTATCAAGTTCACTCAAGGGATTGGAGAACTGCGAGAACCTTGCGAAGTCGCTTCTCGCCCGTTTCGTTTCGCTCGCCAGCGACATTGGAGTGGAACTCAAAAGTGAGGTCAGCGGTTGGAAGCCATTCGCCCTCAATGACACCGCCCATGCTTCCCTTGCCCCATCGGACATATTTTGGGAAGAGGCCGATGAAAGCATCTCGCTGTTCTTCGTAGCGGAAGGTGAGGCCAAAATCAAGCCAATTGGACTCGCCATCAAGACAGGCTTGGAATCGGTCAATGACTTGCTCAAGCGTGTAGTCATTTAGTCGGCAGTCAAGGGACACTCGCATGGCTTGGGTGATGTCGGCTATTGTTCGGGACATGAATCGCCCAGCGAGTTCCCCCTTATCAATGTGTTGATATTGCGATGTCTTGAGATTCCGATTTGACCCCAAAATCATGGTCGCTAAATGATTGGAACTGAATCGGCCAAACCATTGAGTCCGATTTTTCAGAATATCAAGAATCCGCATAATTGTTGCAGAAAAAAACCGATGGACTGCGAGCCTATTGAGCCCGATATTTTGGAAAAGAATCAAACGAACACCCCCCTTGCTACACACACACCTTGTCTTGAGCATCCAAAACCGTGTGATGTCGGAGATGTGCATATAAGCACCCATAGTGTTCTTCCCGATTCCAAAGTGTGTGTGTCCCATACCCCCTCTTCGTTTGTTTAATTGTTTGAAAGAGAATAAAACATTGATACATTTAAGTGGTGGAATGTGCTGGAGGCATGGTGCGGAAGCATTGATATTCCGAAAAACATAGTGATTTTCGGACTTCTCGCTTGAGAGGATAGTCAGCAAGAAACGAAAATGGATATGGCTGTCAATAATCATGGGGGAGGGGTCTGTGCGAATGCCCACACGCGTGTCGCTGTGTTGGTTTGACTAACCCTGCGTGTCCCCACAGAAACAACATACCCGTCTGCCTCCAGCGCGTTCATCACCATCGCGACCGCGTTGGCGTGTGGCCTGTGCTTGAATGGAATCGCCTCAAGGACATCGTGGATGGTGAACTCACCGCCCTGCATGGACTCAATCGTGGTCAGCACTCGGTCAATGGAACGAGCCTGTCGCCAGCGTCTTTCACGGGTCTTCGTGAACGAGTTCATCACCAACCCACCGATATTCCCTGCGACAACGAGCCTCCTTGACGATTCGTACGCGCCCATCTCGGACAAACGCACGAAGGTGCATGGACAACGACTGAACGCTGGGCGTGTAAGTGTAGCCACCGTTCATGTGGTCGCACAGGGAACTCGCTGTGAAGTCCCCCAGCACACTCATGGACTTGACCATGTGCCGATACAGGTTCGCTCGCCTCGTCTTGCGTGAAGCGTTCCGAGCCATGCCCAGCCATGCGATGCCCACCATTATCAAGGCGAGCCAGCCCACGCCCCTGCTGGTCGGGAATCCCCGAAGGGAGTCCGTCATCCCGTGAGGGCTGTCCTGTCCGTCTGCGTGGCTTCCAACGGGTCGCAATCACTCTTGGGTGATGACGACCTTGCTGGCTTGCTGGCGACCGCTGACAGTTCCAACGGTTTGCATCTCAATTTTCTTGAGAAGGGCTTCTGCTTGAGCGAAGCGGTCGCTGTCAAAGTCAAGGTCAAACACGCGAGCCATAGCACCGACTTCTCCGTTCATGAGGGAAGCGATGATGTCATCGGTGATGGTTTCAGCCGACACTTTGTTTTGGCTCATCAAGAGCAAGAGTGCGAGGGACTTCGTTCCCATCTTCTGCGTGATGATTCCTTCGTGGTTGTTGCCCACGCTGGTGTTGCCTTCAACACGGTATGTTGCACCGTTGTCAAAGGTGATGGTTGCACCGATGGTGTCCTTGATGGTGTCTTTGGTGTTGCCGAGCATCTCGGTTGCGATGGCGTTGTCGGCCTTCTTCATTTGAGTGGCGACAGCCCCCAAGAGAGCCCCTGCACCGATGGGTGCATCAACGGAGGGACTGACGAGTTCGCCAGCCTCTCGGTCAAGGACAAGGGTGTTCGTTTTGCTTGCTTCGTTTCGGGTTTCGGTCTGCATTTTTTGTGCCTCCTTATCCAACCCCAAGAGGTTGCCCCTTATCAATGTGTCGTTGTATCAAGATGAAATGGTCATCAATGCTTGACCAATCATCCAGCGGGAATCGCCCGATTCGGAAAACGGATTCAATCGGATTCGTCTTCGTCTTCGGTATCGGGCTCAATATCAACCGTGTTGAGTTCCTGTTGCACGACTTCACGGAATTGTTGAAGCGGGTCGTAGCCGACATTGACGACCACTTGGGGAACTGCGTCTTGAGCCCCCGTGAACTTGTCCAGCGACTCTTGAGCCTTGATTAGCCCACCAACCATGAACGACACTTGGTTCAGTTTGCCCACGCTGTCAGCCTGTCCATGAGCCGATTCAATGACCGCCTCCAATCGCGACAGGGCGCGCTTCCTTCGGGCATACGAATCAATCCGCTGTTGCTCAACATCTTCCATCTCGGCCTTGCTCACGACCATCCAGCGTATCTCGTCTGCAACCTGCTCGGCTTGCGACATAAGGGAAGTTTTCTGCTGGGGGGCGACGCGAGAGGAAACCAGCGAGTTTTCATTGAGAGTCTTCCAAATCTCCGACTCGGATTTGCCCTTCACCAAGAGCGTGGCGATGTAGCGAACCAACGCCTCATCGTATGTGGGAACGAGCCCCATCACTTCTGCCTTCTCAACGACTTCCTCAATGTCTTCCGTGTCCTCATCTGCGAACTCGCTCATGCTATTCCCAAAGGCTATGTGGATTTTCACTCTTTCGGTATCTCAATGCGATTTGCTCGGTGATGTTGAAGCACCCAAATCGCGATGAGAATGGGTGGAATCATGACCCACGCGTACACGGTGAAATAGACTTCTTTCAGCCTGTCAAAAGTGTCCGAGATGCTCACGATGATGGGTTCTCAAAGAGGTTGATTATCCATGCGACAGCCACAGGAACGACAGCGACCATCGGGTGAAAACCACCGCCAAGCACAGCAGACCTCGCACTTCCTATGCGTGTCTGTCATCTCACTCAACGCCTTGAATGTCCTCGTATGCCTCAACGATGAGCAAGGCATCTCGCACCTTCTCACGAATCATGTGTTCCAGCGGAGAGTTCGGGGTCATGCCCTCGTCAATGGTGGCGAGCGTCTGCTCAAGTTCCACCTTCAACGATGGTCGCACGAAGAACTCCAAGTCGGGATGGCTCAAGAGTTCCACGCCCTTCGCCCACTCGCTGACTTCGTGTTGAATCCGCCTCCAAGCGACCTCTTCCTCATGCTCTTGGAACATCGCCTCCAGCACTTCGGGTGGATAGTCGGTGTCTTGGGTCGGAACGCAGTCTTCAACGGGAATGTCTTCCATGCTCATTGGTCTGCCTCCCCACCGTTATCAAACAACCCCAACACCCCACCCGATGTGTCCAAGCATGGACATCACGAACAGCAGTCGCCAGCGGTTGCGAGAACGCAGGGCATCGGCATGGGCTTCCCACACATTCCCAAAATACGAAGCCTTCAATTTCAAACATGAACCCCCTTCAATCGCAAGGGCAGAACCGTGTGGGCGTTGCACCTATCACAGCATTGTCCCTGCTGGGTCGGGTCGCCACTCGGCAAGTCCATGAGGTTGGTCAGCACATGACCACGACCGTTGAAGCATCCCGATGCGAGAGGCTCAAGGCACAGTCGGCATCGCTCGGAGAAGGATGGTGTTGTCATTCGTCTTCACCAATCCCTGCGTCTGCAACGGCTTCGTTGAGCCTTCGGAATGCGAAGTCTTGGAACATTCGGAACTGCTTCGTCTTGGCGAAGGATTTGATGTCGCAACCCTTCTCCCTGCACCAAACCTCGTTGAAGAACGCGTACACCGATTCGTTGGTGTGCGTGGTCAAGTCGGTCGCCAAGATTTCAGCAACCGCACCATCGGCCAATGCAAGTGCATCACGACGCATGGCGTGGGCGCGTCGGAGGTTTTCATCAATCTCACGCAAGCGGTTCTTCTCATCCTCAACCAAACGCTCTCGGTTGCTCGCTCGCCAATAGGTGATGCTGTTCCTGTTGAAGTTCGCTCGCACACCAACGCCACTCCACGACATTCGGTATCGCGGGCTGGCTGGGTCAAGGAAGACTTGCTTCACGAAGTCATCTCGGTAGTTCACGAAGCCCTCTTCGGACTCCAGCACCACGCCATTCAGTTCTGCATCCTCAAGAATCTCTTGAGCCATGTTGTAGTGAATCAGTTTGGCTTGAGGTGATGGGAAGGACATCAAGCATCCCTCCTGTGAGCCGAGTGGCTGACCGTGATGGAATGCAAGGAATCAACAAAGGCTTTTGCATCCTCCAGCGACACGAAAAGGAACGGGTGAGAGCGTGGCGACTTCAACAGTTCGGGCGCGTATGACAGCACATGGTCGTGGTGCATCGTGTCGTCGTCTTGAATCACAGCGAATGTTCCCGTTTGGGTGCGGTCAGCGTGTCGTGCGATGACGAAGCATTCCACCCTTGAACCCTGCAACAACCCATGAAAGAGAGCCTGTCCACGAAAGCAGACTGCGAATCCGTCAAACCATTCCGTTGGGTCTTGGTTCTTCATTGGGTATGCGGTCATCTCCACGATGGACAGGTCAAGTTCAAAACGGCTTGCACCCGCTTTGACCCATCGCTTGCTTTTGCCTCTCCCTGTTTTTGTCCAATATGATGTCGTTTTCGTTTCCATTGTATCATCTCCGCCCGTTTCGGTCGGGCTTATTCCGCCCAGCACATGAGAGTTTATCAAGGTTTCCATTGTATCAATTGAACCAATCATCAAAAGTTTGGGTGTCCACCGAAGCCTCGCCTTCTGCAAGGTCGTAGCCAACGATTGACTTGACACGGTTCGGGATGAGTTTGGCGTATTCGCTATTGACTTCAATAAGCACAGCATCTCGCTGATTCTTGACCGCCACTCCAGCCGTAGTTCCACTTCCGCCAAACGGGTCAAGCACGACCGCTGGTTTGGTTTCGTCAGTTTCACAAACGCAAGCCTTCTCCCAGCCATAGACTGTGGGCTCGTTCTCGCCTTTGATTCCACTCTTGAACTTCACATTGGTCATCTGCTCATCGTATCGGTCGTCAAGGTCAAACAGTTCCTTGACGGTCGGCCATTCGTCAGCAGACGGGTATGAATGCGAATCGCCCATCTCAAACCAATGATGTGGGGCTCTTGACTCCAGCCGTTCCTCCACTTCCTTGATGGTCAAGCCAGCCCTCTTCCTCGCATCGTTGAGATAGGTCGCCAGCACCTTCGGTGGAGGCAAGTCCCTAAACTCAACCACAGCACTTCTGCCGTGTCCAAGTTCCTTGACCGTGTATGGAACATCATCCCCTTCGGGTGTCATCATCAAGTCATGCACTTCCTCGTCAGTCAAGGCTCGGTCTTTAACGACCCTCTCGTAGCCCTGTCCACATTCTGCACAGCACTTGGTTGGCGTGGTCAAGACGCATGGTTCAATCAGTTCGGGTGGGAACACAGCGAAGTGAGCCCCAGCGTATGCCTTCGTATTGACAGTCCACACGCTTCGTTTGTTGCGAGTCTTGAACACGATTCCCAGCGACCGTTCCCTCATGTCGTTGTCGTTCCTGTCGTGGTTGATTCCGTTTGTCCGACCGCCACAGGCGTAGTTCGTGCGTTTGGAGTCTGCAACGGGCTCTTGGATGGCGATGTGGTCAAAGAAATAGTGGCGAGATTTGGACAGGAGGAAGACATATTCGTGAGCCTTCACGCACCTGTCCTTCGCTGGTTCGGGCATCGGGTTGTTCTTCGCCCAAACGATGTCCTGTCGCAAGAACCAACCATCCTCTTGGAGAGCAATCGCCAGCCGATGTGGAACGAGCATCAAGTCCTTCGGCTTGAATCGTGGGTCATCCTTCTTGCCGTATCGCGGTTGTCCTTCCTTCCAGCCACCTTTGTTGTAGTCGCCTCCAGCACCCCCGCTTCCGTTGTATGAATCACCGATGTTCAGCCACAGCACTCCGTCATCCCGAAGCACCCTGCGAACCTCACGCATCACCTCAACCATTTTGGCGATGTAGTCATCCAGCGATTCCTCGTTCCCAATCTGCTCGTCTGTGCCGTAGTCCCTCAACATGAAATACGGAGGGGAGGTGATGCACGAATGGAATCGCCCACCCTCCATCGCTTTGAGTTCGGTGAGGCAGTCGCCAAGAACGACTTCGTATGAGGCCATGCGTGGAACGGGCTGTCCCACCGTTATCAAGACAAGCCCATTCGCTCTCGTTCCAATGCCTTCCACTTGAGATAGCATTGACCACAGGACTTCTCCTTGAGTCTGCGAGTGCATTTGGTGTTCTGCTGGGTGATTGGCTTGAGGCAGATTTGACACACGCATTGGTCGTATTGATTCATGATGTATGCTGTCGGATTCTTCCCACTCGCAACCCACCTGCACTTAGGTGGAAGAGTGATGTCGGAAGCCATGATGAGAGTCGTTGAGCCCTGTGTCATATACCTGTCGGGAAGCCCATGAACTCTTCATCGGCAATCAACAGTTCACACGCTTCGGTGGCGACATAATGGAATCGCACACCACGCTCTCGGAACACTCGCTCAATCGTTTTGTCAGTCTGTATCTCGTATAGCAGTTCGGCCATGAGCGACCGCAACCCGAATCAATTGATAAGCGTTTCCATTGATACGCCAGCGATGGTGGCGATTCCTCGCATCACGACAGCAAGCCGAAGTTCTTGAGAGCCGTGATGATTTCACCGATGGACTGCTCAATCGCGATGAACCGAGCATCAAGTTCAGCGTCAAAGGTTGGGTCGGCTGACGGAGGCATCGGTGGTGGTGGAGGTGCTGGGGCTGTGTACGCGCCCGTGTGGTCAAAGAATGAGGCAGACTGCTGGCTGACCGCTGTTGCCCCCAAGAAGCCAATCTGCTTCGCCCCTGTTGCCGAGTTCGCATCCCGCTTGAGTTCCAGCAGTTTGTCGTTGGCTGACACCAATTGCGTTGCGAGCGAGCCGAAGGCGATGTCCAATTGACCGCCATCACGCTGGCCGACAGACCATAAGGGACTGTCAATTGTGCTTGCGGAGGGTGGTGATGTGTTGTCGTTTTGAATGTGAAGGTGGCCGTATTTGTTCATCCGAAGGTTGCCTTCGTCTGCTTGAACACGGAAGGGGAAGTCGCCCGCCCCGACCACATGGAGTGGGTTGTCGGGTGCTGTTGTTCCAATCCCAACATCGCCATCCGAGGCAATCGTTAAGCGAGCCTCCACGCCCGAACCATCCCCTGCATTGTTTGTGCAAAGGTGAATGTCTTTGTTGTAGTTCCCGTTAGCAATCAACAGGTCATTTTGAGCCGAACCCGATACGACAGGCGTTGCTCGGTCAAGGGCAAGATAAGCCGAATAATTCGGGCTAAATGTCCCGCCATTCGCCTCCACATCACGCAGGTTGAACATCGGCAATTTTGCATCGGTGTCTGCTGAAACGAGAATGCGAGCGTTGTCGGGGGTTGCTGATGAACCCGATTTGACTTCAAGCAAATGGTCGGATGACCCTGTTGATGACGGGTCTTCAACCAGCAGATTCCCTTTGACATGAAGCGTTTCGCTTGGCGAGTTTGTCCCAACGCCCAATCGGTTGTTCGCATCATCCCAAAGCAAGTTCGCATCATCGCTGGCGAATCCACCAGCACCATCGTTGAACTGTATTGAGCCCAATACGCCCGCTGGTGTTCCACCGCTACCTGCGGGCAAATCAACCCAAGACAAAGTTCCAGCACCATCGGTTTGGAGGATTTGTCCCGTAGCACCATCAACGCGTGGGGCTGTTCCAGCGAAAGTGAGAATCTCCTTCGTTTGACCCCAGCCGTCTTGCACATCTTCCTCGCCACTACGGAAGAATAGCGGAACTTCATCCACAGACTGCCCACCCGAAGACGCAGACGACCATATTTGATATGCCCGATAATTGTCCGACCAGCCCTTCATCGTGATGACTGCATCCCAAGAGTTTGGTGAACCTGTGATGTCGTCTGTGAAATCAAATGACACGGTTTTGTCGGGGAACTCGTTGGGGTGAACATCGCCATCATAGCGTGAATCCCGAATCCGAAGTTCGTTCACACCGCCCTCAATTCCAGCGTTCCCGAATTGGTCAGCGTGTTTCACACCGTAGCCTTTTATCCAATTCTTGACTGCTGTGAAGGTGATTTTTCGGTTCGTGCCGTTAGCCCCGTCATCAAGCAGAAGAAGGTCGGCATCAGCGATTGCCGTGTTCGCTGGGAGGGCTGAAATGTCAATCGTGTTGCCGTCAGCCCCATCAGTTCCATCAGCCCCATCTGCCCCATCTGCCCCCGCTGGAATCGCGAAGTCCAGCACGACCGCTGTGGGCGTTCCCGAATTGCTGACTGTCGCAGACGACCCAGCCACACCTGTGCTGACTGTCCCGATTGTGATGGTTGGGGTTGCCCCATCAGCACCATCAGCACCAGCCGAGCCTGTTGCACCCGTAGCACCTGTCGCGCCCGTGTCGCCTCTTGGGATGGTGAAATCCAAGACGACCGCTGACGATGTTCCGCTGTTCACAACGGTCGCAGAACTCCCCGCTGACCCTGTGCTGACTGTTCCAACAGCCACAGTCGGTGAAACCCCGTCTGCCCCATCTGCCCCATCTGCACCATCAACCCCGTTTGTTCCATTCGTTCCATTCGTGCCGTCTGCACCTCTCGGAATCGTGAAGTCAAAGACAGCGGAACTCGCAGTTCCCGAATTGACAACCGTTGCTGACGAACCTGCTGACCCTGTGGACACCGTTCCGACTGCGATGGTTGCCGATATGCCGTCTGCACCATCAGCCCCGTCTGCCCCGTCTGCACCAGCAGAACCCGTTGCACCTGTCGCACCTGTCGCACCTGTCGCACCCGTAGCCCCTGCTGGAATCGTGAAGTCCAGCACCACAGCAGATGAAGTCCCGCTGTTGCTGACCGTTGCACTTGACCCAGCCGAGCCCGTTGAAACTGTCCCGATTGTGATGGTCGCTGGCGAACCGTCTGCACCGTCTTGTCCGTCAGCACCGTTAGTCCCATTCGCACCATCGCTTCCGTTTGCACCCGACGCGCCCGTGTCGCCTCTCGGAATGTTGAGGTTGAGTTTGCGAGTTCCATCGGTCGCTGTCGTGATGGTCGCTGACGCACCAGCAGAAGCCGAAACGGTGTTCACATTCCCAATCTCCAAGTCGGCTGTTCCTGTGCCTGTGGCGGTCGTTGTAGTGGTCGTTGTCGTGGTTGTACGCGGGTCGCGGAACTCGTCATCAAGGTCGCCCAAGACGATGGGGACACCGCCCGATTGCTGTTGCACCAGCCGAGCGAGTTCCCTGTATGTCGTGTTCTTTCGCACCACGACATCGGGCGCGTTGGTCGCCAACCAATCTCGGAGTTCTTGCTCGCGACCCATCACTTCACTTCCCAAACTTCCCAGCGTTCACCCGAACCAGCCGTGAACTCCATCAACGGCTTATCGGTTTCAATATCCTCGTTGCGTGGCGATGTCAGTTTGAACATGAAATCCATCGGGTCGGGACAGCCATCTGCCTTGATTTGAAATGGAACGAGGTCGCCATTTTGAACCAGCCAATCGTTGCCCTGCTCAATCATTGAGCCAACGGCTTTGAGTCGTTCATTGAATACGAGCATGACGACCGAATCGTTGAGAAGTTTGACCTTAGATGCCCATGCAATCAAGTCCAATCCTCCCTCAATTCTTTGTTGAATGCGTTCATGTTCATGTCGCTCAAATCCAAGTCATCCAGCGAGATGTGGATGGCTTCATCGGGCTCATGCGACATGAGCATTGACCACAGCGATTCCACCATTTGAAGTGGATTGAAATTGCACCCAGCACCGATGCGAACCTTCCCAGCACCTTCAACACCAACGAAGGTGAATGCCCATGTGGTGTTGCCTGTGGTGATGCTGATGACCTTCTCATCGTTGTCGCACCGATGTGCGTGAAGTTCCATCCCTTTGCTTCCAGCCACGACCCATTTGAGTTCGGGCTTCATCTCCGCTTCCTCCGCTGACATGACATGGAATCAACCCTCTCGGTTAATCTCGGTTTGGGCGATTTGCTTTGTCCCAGCAAGCGCGACACTTCGCACACACGCTGGTGGATTTGTCGTCAAGGTTGGTGAGAACCTCATCAACCCATTCGCCATCGTGGATGATTGCTTCTTCTGTGGAACGACCACACATCGTTGATGTGCCGATGCCTTGCATCAAGTGAAGGCGACCTGTTCGCCCCCCACCCGCTACGCTTACGAGCGAGATGGAATGGAGGGCTTCCAATTTCCCGAATCAGCCTCCGCGATTTGAACTACGCTGACGCTGATGGGATTGGTTCGCTTCTCCTTGCATTTTTCATACGCCATCTTGAGTGCGTTGCTCACATTCCCACTTGCTTCTTCGGAGATGACTCCAGCATCCCCCAAGTCCACTACGACCTTGAATCTCGTCATGGAGAGGGCTCTTGCCCCCCACCCTTATCAAAGACCCAGCAGGGTCGCATGGTGGGCTCAACAAACGCGTGAACCCTCAAAGACGACTTCGTGCTGGACAACAACGGTCGTGTGGATTTTGGCGATGGTTGGAACGAACTCCTTCGCATTGGCGAGGGACACGAATCCTGTGGGCAGGGAGAATCCACGCTCGTTGAACAGGGTGCAATCCTCTCCGTGAGTCAGCCAGCGACCGCCCGTTTTGCTGGGTCGTTGATGAGTGCTGTCGCCACATAGAGAGCATGAGTTCCAGCCGTAAGGTTGCGACATCACCTTGATTGACCAAAGGACTCCATCCTCATCTCGCTGGATAGCGACTCGGAAGGATTCGCTGATGTTGGTGATGTGATATGGGTTGCTGTTCAATCCCAACGAATCGTCATTCGTGCGACCCGTGTGATATTTGGTCTTCTTGTGCAATCCTGTTCGGCTCATCTCGGTATGCGTGTGTGTCGGCATGATTATCCCCAGCACACGACACCTTATCAATGTTTGGATTTTATCAACATTTGGTGGCTATCAATAAGTTTTATATGCTACCACTTTGTCTGCGTTGGGCAACCGCGCCCGAAGCCGAGCCGTCATCGGTTTTGGTCGCGATTTGCACGAATCCGATTCGCCTTGCTCACGCTGATATTGAACTCAATAAAATCTCAAAATCCAAGCCCTGCGGAAGAGGGCTTATCACGAAAGTCAAACTTCGTCTGCGGAGGAATCGGGCAAACCGTTGGCTTCCATGTCAGCACGAATCAAGTTCTCAACCGCACGACCAGCACTCACACCAGCCTCACGCCATGCCTTGATGTACGCGACGCAATCATCGGGAAGGTTCACCGTGATTTGCTTGAGTCGCTTGGTGGGTTTGTTGATGACACCGAGTTCCTCATCGGCTTCATCCAGCGTTTCGTATGTTGCACGATACGCCTTTCGGAATCGCTCGTTCCCATGATGGCTGACACCGTTTCGGGACAGCACGACCATCTCAACGCCATTCAGTTCTTTGACCACTTGGTTCATCACAAACGCCATCTGCTTCGGAGTCTTCCGATAGTTTTCGGGCAGTTCGGGGTCAGCGTTCACTCGCTCGCTGACCTGTGCTGGTGTCAATTCTTCTTCATTCAGCAACGCCTTCACGATGCTTCGCTTCAAACTCTTGGGGATTTTCTTCGCCATGTCAATCACTTCGCAATTTCATTTTCAGTCCCACCTTTTTGACCGTTTTGGTTGCCGAGAAGGTGGGTGAATTGGAGGGTGCTTTCGCACGAATCGTGTGGGCATGGAAGCGATGAGAGGGTGTTCCCAGCAGGGAGTTTCATCAGCACCCTGCCGTTGCATCCAGCACAGCGAATCTCGTCATGGAAGACGGGGTATTGGGGGAATGCTCGGTCAATGAGGATGGGCTTTCGCTTATCCTTCCAAGACGGGATGAAGTCCCCCACTCGCTCTTGCACGACAGGCGTTTCGGTGTTTTCCTCCGCCAGCGCGTTCACGGCTGACAGGTGCTTCAACAGCATGGCTGACGATTGGAGATAGCCAGCATTGTTGATGTAGTCATTGAGTCGCTCTCCATCCGAGCGAATGAAGCCGTTGAGCGTCTTCTCCAACGCCATGATGCGAATGTCAGTCCAAGCCGTTTCCTGTGGGTGTTGTGGCTGATAGTTTTGGCGAAGCCAGCGGAACACATCAAACGATATATCGGGGCGAATAAGGGGCTTCCCAGCGTTCACTCCTGTGCGAATCGGGTCAGCGATGTTGCCCACGACCGAGAAGCGATTCGTGTTCAACATGGCGACCTTCCCAACGAGATACGGTTCATGGTCGGGGAGTGGAATCAGCACCATCGGCACATCAATTGCATTGATGTGGCCGTATTGGTCGGTGGGCATAGTCCGAAGGCTCTTGATGCGATTGCCGACCCACGAATACGCACCACTACGGTCGTCATTGAATGCTGTGTTGGCTTCAACGAGATATTGAAACTCGGAGAACACGGGGAAGGGAGTTCCCCACCCCTGCCTCACAACGAAGACGGGACAGCCGAAGTCAAACGGATATTGGTTAGCCTCACCCAAATTGGTTGGGTCGCTGAATGAAGGGGCGTTGGGATAGCCTCGCTGACTGTCAGCCTCAAGCATCTGCTGTGGTGAAGTGAAGGTCAGTTCACAGTCCGTGTTCTCAACCCGACCCTTTGCTTCTCGGACATCATCGTATGTGTCATCCACGACCTTGACAGCCCGACCAAAATCCTCCAGCGTGATTTCACCATCGGGTCGTGCGGTTCGTTGGTCAGTCATCAGTCGGGTCATCTCGGTGAAAGCCCCCATCTGTACGCGATGGGACAGCGATGCTTGCGTGGCTCTCCAATGAGAATCATCCACATTCCAGCCCAGCAGACTTGAGTGAACGCCTCCGAACAGGGAATGCTCGGTGGAGTTCTCATCGTCATCGCCAATCGGAATCAACACTTTTCGCTTCATCATCTCACCTCATCGCATGGCGCGAACCATTTGCTTGAACACAGGCAACACAGCCTTCGCCAAGTCGCTTGCATCACAGGATGCGGAGTGAGGATAGAACTTGCTGGTGTCCATGCCGTCAATGCCGATGGAGAACAGACCGACTTCCTTTGGTGCTTCTGCAACGACCTTGAGCAAGTGTTCTTCCTCGTTCATGTCGGCTGGGTGAGCCCCACTTGGTTGTCCATCGGAGATGACGAACAGCACCTTCTTGCCGTTGAATTGCATCAAGCGGTTCAAGCACCACTCAACAGCGTAGCCATCACCGTTGGATGAACCCGTGAACGGCATAGCGATTGCCGACTTGCTGAATTGGTTGATGGGGGACATCATTGGCTTGCGAACACGGATGGTGGTGTCGGAGAAGGAAGAGTGGAAGTCCACGACTTCAACATTCCAGCCGATTGAATCCATCACTTCGGTCAAGACCACGCCAGCCTCCGAAGCCATCTGTGCGCGGTGTCCACTCATTGAACCGCTTGCGTCAATGAGGATGAGTGCGTTCACCTGTGCATCGGACTCTTCGTTTCGCTTGCGGAAGACACGGTTGCTGGTTTGGCTGTATGAGAGTCTGCGAGAGTCAATGCGACCCTTCTTGGTTGCTCGTTCCCACTTGCCCTGTGGGTCTTTCAAGAGCCTCTTCATTTGGTTGCTCATGGTGGTGATTTGGGCTCGGTTCTGTCCCTTGACCACATCGTAGTGAATGTTGTATGTAGCGATGTTGCGTTCTTCATATTCAGCCATGAACTCGGAAGCACCGATGACTTTGACGAGGCTGTATCGGTCATTCTCATCGTATGAGCCTTCAATGTCTGCGGAACTGACTGCATCCAATTCGCCAGCCTCCTGTGCTTCGGACTTGAGTGCTTCAAGTTCTTCGGCTTCAAGGAGGTCTTGGAGTTCAACACCCAAGTCGTCATCGTATGGGGTTTCGCCTTCATGCTCGCCACCTTCATCGGAGTTCTGTGGAGTGCCGTCTTGAGCATCGCCCTCTTGAGCGTCAGCGTCAGCGTCAGCATCGGAAGGAGAGCCGTTGTCGCAATCGGAATCGGAGTCGCCATCGGTGTCCATGTCCATGTTGATGTCCATGCCTTCACCATCGCTTCCCTCGCCCTCAATCTCGCCTTCAATGTCGCCATCCTCGTCTTCAACGAAGGAATCGCCAGCACCAGCGTCATCGCCAGCATCGCTGTTTTGGCCGTTCTCGCCCTCTCCAGCGTCTTCCTCGCCTTCGGTGGTGTCTTGACCCTCCCCAGCGTTTTCTTCGCTCTCCTGTGCGTTCTGTGCGTCTTCCTGTGCCTTCTTGGACTCTTGAGCCATTTTCTCGGCCTGTTCCTTGAGTTCCTTGAATCGTTGGCGAGGTGCTTCTTCCACCTTCGCCTCTCGCTTCTTCTGCTCTTGAGCCATGCGTTCAATCTCTTCGGGGCTCATGTCATCCATCATCATGCCTTCACCGTCTTCGCCCTGTGGGATGCCCGTCATGTCGTCATCACCAGCGGTTGCTGGGAAGTGTTCACGGAACACGGCCAAGACCTTCTTGGCTGACTTGATGACCGAATCGGTCGTTGGTTGGCTGATAGCATTGACCATGTGAGTGCGAACCTCATCCATGTAGTCGCAGACCAATGGGGAGTGAGGGAAGAAGTGTGCTTCACGGCTGATGGCTTCGGTCATCATGGCTACGATGGAAGCACGACCAGCGTTGGACTCGTCAATGGTTTTGGTTGCCCACATCTCACGGTGCTTGACCATGAAAATCTCTTGGGTTGCGTCAAGACGCTTCCCGCTTCCAGCGAAGTCCTGTGCGAGCAAGTGGTTCACACGGGCATCCTCAAGAATGTTCACGAAGTCGTGAAGCAAGCGGTCTTCCTCGCCAGCCTTGATTTTGTCGCCAACACGCTTCCATGCACCGAAGTCGGTGTAGCGGAGATGACCCGCCGCCTCATGTGCGAGGATGGCTTCTTGCATCATCAAGTTCTGTCGTGGGTCTTCGCTCATGGTTTCGGGAATCCACACTCGTTGTCCGTCTGTGCAAGCACGACCCTGTGGACACAGGATGACTTGCTTGACAGGCGTTCCAACCTTCTCCAATTCGCCCGATAGCACACGGGCTACACGGGTCAAGGTTCGGACACGGGCTTGGGCTCGTAGTCGTGGCGATATTGCTCGGCTCATACCCCTCCCAGCCCGTTGCACCATATAAACACTTCCACTTATGGAACTGAACCATTGATGGTTGAGTCATTTGTTGAGGAATCGGGTTTGGGCTTGACGCTGACGGAATGGCGGTCGGTTCTGCGTTTGGGTTCGCATCGTGGAGATGTATGCTCGGCTTATCGGACTCAATAGGTCGGCTGACCAAGACTTGCTGTGCAAATCCATCGCCTTCAACACAACATCGGGGTCGCACCCGTTGAACTCGGCACATGAAATCACAGCGAGTGGATGGGATGAGAATGATTCGCCACCATCTCCAGCGAGCAACGCCACGACTTCATCGTGTCCGTGTCGGCTGGGCTTCCAATCTCCAATCTCGTCTTGGAATCCAACGGGCGTGGTTCGGAGAAGGTGTTCAGCCTGTCGCCATGTGGATGCGTTGGATGCAATCCAATCCAAGTGGGCTGGGTCGGAATCGTCAGCAATCCCCGTGAGATACGCTGTGAGGTCGCTGTGCGAAGGATTCGGAAGGTGATGCACCAATGCACCCCTGCGATAATTCCACGCCACAGACGACACGCTGGGCGCGATAATGACCAACGGGAATGCCTTGCTTCCAATCGGCTCGGCAACCTCCTTCCATTCCTTCTTCCCCAGCAGGTCGGCATCCTCAAGGATGACAGCCCTGCGTTGTCCAAAGAAAGTCGGCATCCTCGCATCGCTGAACAGACGCTTCAAGTCCGAAGCCGTACGCGATTCACCGCCCTCGCTGGAGATGACATCAAATCCGTTCGCGGTCGCGTAGTGCTTCACAACGGTCGTCTTCCCCACGCCAGCATCGCCCACCACGATGAGTGGGTATTGCGATGGCTTGCCGTGTTGGAATGCCTCAAACCATGCTTTGATGGGCGAGAAGTTCCTCTTCGCACCAATCAACATCAGTCGTTCATCCATCGGGTCAGTCGTGCGTTGTTTTCCTTCGGAGAAGGTCGCAACATCTCACCGAATCCGTCAATGATTCGCTCAAGGCGTTCCACTTTGGATTGGAGTTCACGGATTTGGTCGGCTTGCTTGCTGATGAGGTCTTCAACGGAGGACATGGGCTGGAGTTCAGCCCCCACCGTTATCAAGCACAGGGATGGACAGGGTGTGGGCTGGGGGGCAGAAACACCCCGCTGGGAGAACCCCCCAGCCCGACCCAATCTCCCAGCGTGTGTGAGCCTCAATAATCGCTCAAGCGAGCGCGAGCCACAGCCTTGATTTCATCAATCTCATGGGGCTGATAGCGACCAAGCATCACGAACTCAACCATCTCGGTCATGTTGAAGTCAAGGCTGGCTTCCATCATCGCAACCAGCATACGAGTGCTGGTGTCGGACTCAAGAGTGCCTTCCTTCTTCATTCGGCGGAGGTCGTTGGAGAAGGACACCAATTGGCGAGCGAGGGCGATGTTGTTCACGCCCGACTGCTGACAGATGACCTTGATTTCCTTCTCTTCGGGAAGGTAGTCCACCTTCATGTTGAGGTCAAAGCGGTCAAGGGTTGCTTGGTTGATGTCCTGTCCACCCGAATACCCATCAAGCGGGTTCATGGTGGCGAAGGTGCGGAAGTCAGCGTGAGCCGACACGACTTCGTTGTTGTTGTCCGTCAAGAGCAATTGTCCCGAATCACCGACAGCGTTCCATGCGGTCATGATTTCGGGTCGTGCGGAACGGAACTCGTCAAAGATGAGAAGGCAACCGTATCGCATGGCGATTGGAAGCATCCCGTCAATCCAAGTCATCTCACCGTTCTTGAGCGTGTTGTAGCCGATGAAGGACTCTTCGGTGAAGCCTTCGGAACAGTTCACACGAAGGACAGGCATACCGACTTCGGAAGCGAAGGCACGAATGCCCATCGTCTTCCCACAGCCCTTTGCACCGTCAATGGCGACATTCCAGCCGTTCTTGAATGCAACAGCAAACAGACGCATCTCGTTGCGGTCGGACTCTTCGTATTGGAGAGTTCCGCGTGGGATGATGTATTGCTGGAGGAAGTCGGGATAGTCCGATGGCGAGCGTCGTGGAACGCCATAGAAGCATCCTTCATCCGTGTTGAAGTCTTGGCTGGTGTCGCGCTGAACGAAGTTCGTTTGAAGGGTGCTGGTGTTGCCGTTCATCATGTCTTCTGCAAGGCTCACAGTCCACACCATTTTGTCAGCACCGATGGACACACGGGTGATTCCCGCTGATTCCATTCGCTTGCTGTTGAAAGCATTGGACTTCAAGGAAGCGATGGTGGTTGAACCCCCTTCGCTCTCGGTCAGTCGTAGCACTTCCTCAAGGTATCGTTCTTCGCTCAATCGGCCACCGTTGATTTCAACGGCATCTCGCATATTCTCAATCATTCCCATATTTTTCATCTCCTGTGTTTCGGTTTGGGTGTCGGCTCGTAGTCCGACAAACCATTGTGATACAGCGGTTGCATATATACCTTTCCACTTACAAATCTCAACCATTGATATTTGAGTGGTCATGATTCAAAGTGGACATCGTTGATGTGGAGATAGGTCAGCAAGTGGCGGTCAGTCCACGCTTGAAGCCCTGTTCGCTTCTCGTATCGCGACAGCCTCCGAAGCACCCGTTCCTTGATTCGCTGGCGTTCTTCCTCGCCCCAGCCATTCCATTCTCGGACACGCTTCTCCACCAGCCGAACCAGCACATACGCCAATTGGGGTTCATCACCTTCCCACACGGCTTGATACAGCCTGTCAGCGAACTTGGTGGGGTCGGGGTCATTCAGCATCAAAGCGAATGCTTCGGCTTCCTGTTCCCACAGGGCTTCTTCCCTGCGAAGTTCACGACCAGCGAGGTTCTTATGGACACCGAGCCCTCCGAGATGCTCGCTGAATATCGCTCGCACTTGATAGTGGCTCAAGCCACAGTTCGTGCGGAGAATCCTCCACGCCTTCGTGTAGTCGCTGGGGCGCGTCATTTGAACCAATCACCCATTGAGGTCTTGCCGATGCCGAGAATCGCCTGTTCCCACGATGTCCCCATCGCCCCCAATATCTGCGAGAACGAGTTTGAATCGTTGAAGAACTTCGTGATGCTTGCCTTCCTGTCCACGACTACGCCAAGACTTGCTGGGTCATCTCCCCACTCCACAGCAACGACACGGTTTGAGGGCGTTCCAGCGGGTGTGTTGGATGCGATGAACAACATCGGCTTATCGCCCAAAGCGAATTGAGTTCCGAGATTGGTGTTTGTCCACATCGCTGATTTGTGAGCCATCGTTCCTTCTTTCTTGATTCCCATTGGCTGACCGAAGTTCAACGCTGGAGTCTTGGTTTCATCCAGCATATTGGCTTCAATATCGCGGATAATTGAGTTCAATTCGGTCTTGGAACACCCGTTGAGGATGCTGTCAAAAATGGCTTGCTGTGCGTCTTTTACGATTTGAGGGGAGGAACTTCTTCGCATCTCCACGCCACGATAGCCCTTCTTCCCGTTGAAGTCCATGTACGCGTATCGCTTCTTGACTCCCCATTGAAAATAGCGAGAATAATAGGCATCGGGCTTGACCTTGAAGAACTCGTTTCGTGGGATGCCGATGGTCGTCTGCACGAACTCATGGAACGAATCGTTGAGCATCACCGTCAGCATATTGCCGATGGAATAGATGTCCTGTTCGGTGAATGGTCGGATGGCCTGTTCAGCCTCGTCATGATTCTCTATGCACATTTTACACGAATCGGTGTCTTGATACAGCACACGGAAGCGGAGTTCCAGCCACCCGCCCGACTCGGACTCCGATACACGGGGGGCTGACGGTTTATCAATGTTATGGGGTATCAATGGTTCGGGGAACACTCCGTCATCGTGAAACCACATGGTTGTCTTCTCAATCATCTGTTTGTTCCAATCGTTGTGTAGCCTCGCAATCTCGGTGATGTCCGAGCCGATTTCGGGGTCGGTCATGCGGAACGGTCGTTGGGCTGTCTTCTCGGTTCTGCCCGAACCCAGCACACCATACCAAGAGTTCATGTTCTCCTTCATGACCCGTTGCTTTTTGTTGAGTTTGTCAGCAAGAGCGTGGTCGCCTTTGTCTTCGGCTTCGCTCATGTTGGCTCGCAGAATCTCACGCTCGCTGGCGAGTCTGCGAAGGAACGCGGGCATCAGTCCCTCAATGTCCTGTCGGTAAATGCGACCCGCTGGAGTGCGAGCCACAGGGAATGGGAAGCCATCGGGATAGTCTTCCTCACGAACCTTCGTGGACAGGTCTGCGTTGCATGAGATGATGACGCTGGGGTATTCCATTGAGTTATCCAATTCAATAGCGTTCCTCCAAATGCCCGATGGTGCTTCCATCACGAATCCACCTTGCTCAATCCCTTCGCCCGTCAATCGCGCCCTCACGGTGTCCAGCGAGGGCATCACGACCTTGCGTTCTTTGAGCAGGTGTCCCATCATGTCCTCAATGAGCATCATGTTGCTGTGAGCGTGGTGAATCGTGGAATTGTGAAACGCCACCTTCGCTTGATAAAACGCCACCAAGTCCAGCGTGTCCATGCAACGATGAGCCACCACATTGTCCCAAATGTTGTAAATGACCAGCATCAGCGGGTCGCTGTCCATCATCTCCTTGATTGAGGTGCGTGGAACTTTGCCGTAGCCCAGCGTGGTCGCCCCCATCCATCCAAGACTCGCTTGCCCCGTAGTCGCCGCCGAGCCTTGAACTTGCTCGGCATACACCTTTTTCGTGTCAAACGGAGGCATCAATCCACGCCTCTTTCGGAACAGTTTCGGATAGGTCGCCCACACGGGTGGACTGCCCATGTGAAGCCGTTCCATGTTGTTGCGTTGGATTCGGCAACGGTTTCGGAGATACGGTATGTCGTAGTCAATGATGTTCTGCCCAGCGATGAGGTCGGGGTCGTAGTGTTCAAGCCTGTGATGAAACCACCACAGCAATCCAGCCTCTCGCTCGTCATCGTCATCGCCTTCAATGTTGAAGACTTTGATGCGGTCGGAGTTCAGCGGTGGAATGTCGTTCTCATGCTCAACAACGCTGTGCAACGCCTCTTGGCTGGATAAGAACCGCTTGACCTGTCGCTCGCTCGTATGGCGAATTGTCGCACATTCGTGGGTATCTGTGCGTTGGTCATAGATGGCGATGGACACCACGCGTTCGGGCGTGTTCTCGGTGTCCAGCGAATCAGCGGTTTCAATGTCAAAATAAAGCGGATTGAGTTTGAAGTTCGCTGGGTCTTCATCGCTGGGGCGAATGTGAATCGGGCGAATCTGTGGCTGGTGCAGAACATCGGTATTGACTTCAATAACCGCAGTCCAATCGTAAATCCAGCGAACCAAATTGGCGAAGGGAACATCGGCGCAATACGATGGGAACAGAACCTCACGAATCTCACGGAGTTCCGATGGAAGTTTGGCTCGCACTTCCCACAGGGGCGCGCCCTCAATGGAGGTGTAGTCGGATGCCTTGAACTTGATTCCCTTCGGCAGACGCAGTTTGCTGGGGTCTTTTTCAGTCCAAAAGCGAGGCACACAGCCTCCAACATTCAGCACCAACGAGTCGCCATCCAGCGACTTCACCCGTAGCCTAACCGTCAAATCGCGGTCTTCGTGATATTCCACAGCGACAATTAAGAACGGTTTCCACGCCATCGTTTCCACCAATTGTCCCCACCCTTATCAGCAAGACGCTTCTCCTTGACCGACACCTTGACTTCACGCTCGTTGAGTTCCTTCCGCTTGGCTTTGAGTTCCTCACGAATCGCCTCGCATTCCGCCTCAATGTGTCGGATGCGTATGCACGATGCACCGAGATACAGGGCGAGGTCAAGCATCTCTTCCAGCCCCATCTCAACCCATGAGTTCTCCTTCGTTCCCCATTCCCGTGTGTCGTCATGGACATTGATTCCATGCCCGTATGTCTTGAGCCCGATGTCCAGCCGTTCACGGATGAGGGCGAGGATTTCATCGTTGTCGCCAGCGATGCGGTCGTTGTCCTTAGCCACCATGACCCTCACCGATTTTCCTCAACCATGACTTGACTACAAGAATGTCGTCTTGAGCGATGGATGCGTGATACAGGGCATCCCCTATTGAGCCGAATATCTGCCTCTTGACAGCCACAGGCATTCGCTCGTCTTCCGAAGTGGATTTGAACACGGATTCCAAAATATCCGTTCCGCTGAAACCTCGTTCCGCCAACGATTCAACCTGTTTGTCAATCCGCTGACACAGTTTGGCGTATTGCTCAACATCATCGGTCTGCCCCAATTGAAAAGCGGTCGCCAGCAATCGCGTACGAGCCTTCGGGCTCATCTCGGCAATCACATCTCGGACATCATCAACGGTCGCCTCATCGGGAACACGGGTCGTTGCGAACAGCGTGTTGAGAGCCTTCCTCATAGAGCCGTTGCACATCTCGGCAATCAGTTCCACAGCCTCATCGGTGATGGTCAGTTTTTCACGCCCCACGACACGCTGGAGAGCCTCCTTTGTAGTCGCTGGGGGTATCGGTCGGAATCGGGTGTCGGAGAACGCACAGCGGTCTTTAATCGGGTCTATGATGCGGTGCGGATAATTGCACGACAGGATGAATCGCGTGGTCTTGGCGTATTGTTCCATGATTCGCCTCAACGCGCCCTGTGCATCGGGTGTCAATTGGTCGCATTCGTCAAGGAACACGACATTGAACGGGATGCTTCGGACTTCCCCGTTGGGTGCTTTGTATGAGCCAATCACGCCTCGCCTTGCGAACTCCTTGACTTTGGTTCTCACGACCGAGATGCTTCGCTCATCGCTGGCGTTCATCTCCACGAAGTTCGCATCCCAATCATCACCGAACATCGTCTTCATCAACGCCATCGCCAGCGAGGTCTTGCCCGTTCCAGCCTTGCCGATGAACATGAGATGTGGGAATCCACCATCGCCACCCTGCTGGTGAAGAATGTCCACCATGTACGCGAGTCGCTTCGTGATGTGTGGTTGTCCAATCACATCATCCAGCGTGGCTGGTCTGTATGATTCTGCCCACAGCATGAACAGGGCTGGGTCGCCCCACCGTTATGAAGACAGGCTCAAAACCAAGCCACTTGGTCAGCATTCATGCGGGCTTGGATGCCCGCTTGGAACGCCTTGACGCACATGGCTTTGGAAGGGAATCGGATGCCCGTGATTGAGCGAGTGCCGATTGCGTTCCACGACTGTGGGTTGCATCCGTTCACGATTGCTCGGTGGGCTTGCTCGTAGCCAGCGGTGTATGCTTCTGCGACTTCCTCAACGGTTGCCGAGAAGGACAATTCGTGGGTCTTGGCGAAGGTGCTGGTTGGCGAAGGTGCGGTTTCAGCACGAACACGGGCTTGATAGTCCATGTATGCTTCTGCAACATCGGCTGGTAAAACAGCGTTGGTCGTGAAAACAACGGTCGTGTCGTCTGCGTATTGGTTGGTGGTCGCTGGTGCGGTCATGAACAGACGAAGGAGTTCCCCCTTATCAATGCTTCGTCATATCAAGACGAATCTTCCTCAATAAATCGCCTTGTCCACTCTTCCGATTCTCGCTTCAAGCGGGCTGACTGAATTGCATCCAATCCTTCCACATGGAGTTCCTTGAACGGAGAGTCGGCTTGACGCTCGTTCTCGCACTCAACGCATCGGTGTTCCGATTCCTTGCCGTGTCGTTCAGCACCCATCCTCTCCAGCCGTGAACGCCATGCGTTCCTTGAGTCCTTGCGTGGATAAGCCACGATGATTTTGCATGGCTTGTCGTGAATCTCGCACTTGCCCCTGTGGATTTGATGACAGGTCTTCGGTTTGTTCGGGAACTCACGCTTCTTCGGGGTCGCCTTGACCTTCTCGGTCTTGGCTGGTTTGAATCGCTTGCGTTGCTTCTTGCCTGTGTCTTCGGCCATCATTCCATCCCCAGCGGTTTTTGTCGGTCAATCGTTGCTTCAATGAGGTCGTGGAATTGCTGGGCGATGATGTCCCATGTCATATTCGCCTCAATAAATTGGCGAGCCTTCTTGCCTTTGGCCTTGCGACCTTTGACATCATGGTGAGCATCTGCAATCGCATCAGCGAGTGCTTCAACATCAACCAAGCCCATGTTCACGCCCCACTTCGCACCCGTGATGGTGGTCGCAAGTGGAACGAGCCAGCCCCTCTCGTCATCCTCGCCAATCAGTTCGGGCGCGGTTGAGTTATCGGGGAGGATGATTGGAACGCCACAGGACATGGCTTCCACCGATGGAATCCCGAATCCTTCGCCTCCTGTTGCGAGGACATGGACATCGGACAGGCCATAGAGCGTGGAGAGGTCTTCACGGCTCAATCCATGAAGCGGATTAGCACTCATGTCGGAGAAGCGAACATGGCTCTCCAAGCCCTTCTGCTTGACCAATTCGGGCAAGTTCCAGCCACCAAGACTCATGTTGTCAGTCGGGTCGCCACAATGGATGATGAGTCCAGCGTTGGCTTTGGGATTGCGTTCAATGAAGAGTTTGAAGGCATCCAGCAGACGAGGGATTTGCTTCCTGTTCCCGTTGCGACCAACGGACAGGAACACGGTGTCCCAAGTGATTCCCAATGCCTGTCGTGCTGATTCCTTCTCGGCAAGGCTTCGTGGTCGGAAGACCTTCTCATCCACGCCATGATGGATTCTCGGCAGTTCTGCGTTGTTGTAGCGGTCAAGGTCGTCTAAGAGCATCTCCTTCGGTGCTGTGCCGTTCTCGCTGTTGTATTCGGCCACGAAGTCTTGGAAGACCTGCTTGCCGTAGTCAGCCATGAAGAGTGGAGTGTGGACATTCCCCAAGATTTTCGCCCAAGCGTACGCGATTGGGAAGCCGTCAATCGGGGTATAGGCGATGTATGGAATGCGCGCCCTGTTCGTTGAAAGGACAGCATGACCGATGAACCAGCAATCAATCAAAGACAGATACAGGTCGGGCTTGAGTTCGGCCAAGTGCATATCCAAGACCGTTGGGGAGTTCGGGTCAGCGGGATTCAGCGGGTCGCCACCGAATCGGTTGAGCCCAGCGTGAACGAGTGTCCAGCCATCGGGGTGGGGGAATGGTTCTCCGTTGTAGTCCCAGCCCATCACGAACACTTCATGCCCGTGTGTCTTGATGAGTCTGCTGATGATTTCACGGCTGACAACACCGTAGCCTGTCGGTCGTGTGGGTTGTTCCGAGCCCCAAAGGATTCTCGCCATGCTCGGTGGGTCGTGTCCCACCTTTATGAACAGTTCAGCAGATGAGGGTGAGGTCTTCTGCGCGTGTGGCGTTGGTGTATGTGTCGGTTGCTCGGTCAATCGGCTTTGCCCAAAACTCCGAGCCGATGAACACGGTGTCGTTCTCATCAACATAAAAGTGGGTTTCGGTGAGAGCCGAGAAGTCTGCGAGGGTCTTGATGCCCTTCTTGACATCGGAAGGAGTTCGCCACAGGTCAATGCGAGAGGTGGCGATTCCGCTGACTGCGGATTTTCCACGAACACCTTTGCCGATGACTCCGATGACATAGGAGTTCCAATCCCATTCGCCACCAAGACGGAGTTCGTATGTTGGCTGGCGAGAGGAATCCACGCCCTTCTTGATGACAAGGCGGGTATCTGCGGTTGGGACAGGGAGTGTTCCGATGTATTGGCTCATGGTGTCAAGACGGTCGGCTTCCCTATATCAATGCTTTGTTCATTTTGCATGAAAAACCGAGTGTATGCGTTCAGCAAGCACCTTGCCGACACCATCCACTTCCATCAAATCCTCAACGCTGGCCTGTGTCAATTCCGCCAGCGTCTTGAACTTCGCCACCAATTTTCTTCGGGTGGATGCCCCGACCTTCGGCAACCCCTCAATCAACGCATCGCGATACGCCTGTGGCTTCGCTTTGCTGGGGCGAGCCACGAATAGCCTGTGGTTGTCATCCTCAATTTTGTCCACGATTCGCTCAATGAGGTCGCTTGCATCGTATTTGTCGGGCATGAATATGGGTGGATAGCCGACAGCACACAGGCTGGCGATGTAGCCCAGCAGGGTGCGAATGCTCATGCCTTTCTTCCCAGCCTCCACCTTGATGTCTTCCCAATCCTTCGTGATGACGAGGAACGAGTGTTCGGCTTCCTCACGCATCGCACTCAATTGTCGCAGTCTGCGTTGGTCAAAGAGTGATGGAAGAAGGTCGTCTTCCTTGCGTTCAATGCTGACCTTGCGACTCGCCATGTCCCCGCTTCCCGTGTTGAGATGCACGATTTCAAACCCAAGTTCAGCGAGGTATTGACGCATCAGCCAATGTTCACGGTGGTCAATCCGTTTCAGTTTTTCAAGGTCTTCAACCAGCAAAGCCAGCGACAATTCCTTGACGGATTCCAAGCCAAACCGCATATTCGGTTTGGACTCCATATTGGGTTCAATATCCGCTGGAGTCAATCCCTCCGATTCCAGCCAAATCCGAATCAGCGACAGCCTCTCGGCACGATTGCCCGATTGGACTCTTCGTTGCACTTCGTCATCATCTGCGAGCAAATCCTTCTTCCTGTGTACGCGTTCTTTAGCCATCACTTCTTCCTCCATCTGCGTTGCTTTTGGGGCATTTGGAACTCTTCAAAGAATGCCTCCGAGTCCACGAACTTGGGGCAGACTTCACCGACACAGCAACCATCACGCTTGAGCGTTGAGCAGTTCGCTGGGGTGGTCATCCTCTCGTTGTCAAAAATGCTCGCCATTTGGAAGGCGCGGTATTCGTGGTTGTGTAAATCCACATAGCCAACCTTCGTTCCGAGTTCCATCCATATCGCCTCAAAGCCCTGCTGATTCAAGCCGATGCTCTTGGCGAACATACAGGCGTGAACCCTCGCTTTGTGTGAGGGGTTTCTTCGCTTGAGTTCGTTCACCACGCCCATGCACTTGAAGTCAAGGCTGGCGATGAACCGAGCCGTTGATTCCTCCGCATCGGTGAACCCGAAGTCAGCGTCAATCATTGGTTTGATTCTCGTTTCGGGCGCGTGGAGTTCCACGCCAATGCGGTCAATGAATTGCTTCAATGTCAGCACATCGCCCTCAATCGTGGGCATGAAAAATCTCGGTCGGTATGACGAGCGTTCAATCTCGCTGTGGTCTGCTGTCGCCAGCGTATTGACTTCAATAGGTGTCGCATAACGACCGCTGACAGTTCCGAATCGGTTCACATGGCGAGTGAACGGGAATCGGCACAGTCGCTTTGGGTCGCCCATCGTCTGTGCGTCAAGGGTGTTCAATCCCAGCGAGGTCTTGAGATGGGCTTGGACTTGGTGAACAATTTCACGGAGAGCCTCACTTGACCCATCTCGGTGGTCAAACTTGAATCGTGTTGGAATGTGCTTGATGTGGAGGTGATACCCCTTAGCACCGCTATATTGCACCCAATGAGCCACCTTGATGCTGGTCAAAAACTCGGACAACCGCTGGACATCAGCGAATGCGTTTTCGGGCTTGGTGTCATGGTCAAAGTCAAAGAAGGTCAAGCCATAGATGATGGACTTGGGGACTTGCCTTCCACCAGCCTCGTATTGCAGGTTCTCGTAGCCCTGTGTGGAGATGAAGCACGACTTCTGCCCATCCCACTTGCTGAACCGCTGGAAGACGCTCTCGCTCGCCAGCACGAACTCCTGTCGTGGATTGCCGATGGAACGGGGACAATGGCCGAATCCGAGATGCTCGCACAGTTCGTCAAACTGCTGAACTGACGGAAGCATACAGCCTCACTCACTCATCTCCGATGACACCGTTGAGGTCTTGAACCAAGTCCTTCAAATCGTTCTTGACTCGTTCAGCGTATGCCTTCGCCACTTGGTCTTTGGTGATTCCAGCGTGGGCAAGCAAGAGGTCAATGCTGATGACGGTTTGAATCCGCGCTCTCGTTTCCTCGTCAATGCCCAGCATCTCTTCTGCTTCGTTCAAATTGAATCGGTTGGCGTTTGGGTCGTGCATGGTCAAGCCTCCCTCGTTGCTTCGGTGCTGACGACCGTAGTGGTCGCACCTTCCAAGACAGCGAACCCACCGTCTTTGTGTTTGTGAATCGTGATGAGGTCGCCATCCAAGACGGACAGAATCGTGGAGAGGTTGTTCGTGAAGCAGACTTCCACAGGTTCACCCGTGAGAGTCGCCACGATTGGAGAGGCTGAACGATTGGTCTTCGCGCCCCAATGACCCGATTGACATTCGGACTTCTTGGCGTTGAACGAGAACACAGCATACGGGGCTTTCGCCACCTTCATGTCGGTGATGCCCCGATTCAGTTCGCTTCGGGTCAATTGCACCACGCTGGTTGCTGGCTGGTTGTCAAACATCGGGAATAGACGCTCTCCTTTGTCGTTCACGGGCAGAACCCAATGGTCGGGGACAATGTTGCAGTCGTCTTCATCGCTGGCGTGATACACCGCCTGTGAGCCGTCTTTTGAGCGAATCGTGATTGGCTTCCCTGCGTCAGTCTGTACGCGAACCGTGTGTCCACCGAACTTGGCCGACAGCAGTTCCGAGAATGACTTGGGCTCAACCAGCAAGACGCATGGCTCATCAACGGTCAAGCCGTCAATATCGCGATTGGACACCAACGCTTGAATCGTCTTGGCGTTGTCGTGAGTCCACACGCTGACACCATCCTCCGTGAGCAGAACACGCACAGGTGATTGGGTGCTTCCATCCATCACCAAAGTGGTCATCAATTCGGAGAACTGTCCAGCATCAAACTGTGCTTTGACGGTTCGGGACACATCGCTGTTCGGAGTCAATTCCTCGCTCATAGGGGGGCTTTCGCCCCCCACCGTTATCAAGGGGCTGTCCTCAACAGGCCAATTCAGCGTTCCACTTGGGGTGGCTCATCCAACGGACTGATTCCATCCAATCGGGTGAAGGGGTTTCGTCAAAGAGGTTGTCCCATTCGTGTTGGGATTGGGCTTCGTATTGCTCACGGCTCACACCGAAGGAAGCAAGACGCTCATCAACACGGGGTCGGTTGAATGCTCGCTGGATTGCGTGTTCTGCATCCCAAGCGAACTTGCGTTCCATGTCTTCCAACATCTCATCCGATTCGTTGGACAGGAATTGGAAGAAGACTTCTTCCACTTGGCGAGCAACGGTGTCTGCGAACACTTCGTCTTCCAAGACTGCGATGGTTCTTTCAGCCCATTCGGTGAATGCTTCCATGTCTTCAATCTCAAAGAGGTTGGCTTCATCGTAGCCACGACCATCTCCGCTTCCATGATTGTAGCATCCCTGTGGGAATGCCGTTGCATAGAGCGTGTCGTGGTCAATCCAAAAGGTTGCACCTTCAACGAGGTCGCGGTTCATCATTTGTGTCAGCATCGTGGTTAGACTTTGGGCGGTCATGTCCCTTCGCACGACACGGGTGTATATCAATGTGTCGGAATATCAATGGTTTCAGCGAACTTGTTGTTCAGCACCCCTGCTTATCGGGCTCAATACGCAACAGCATGGGAATCCGAATCGGTTTGAGATTCCAAAAATCTGTCAAACTTGACATCAATCAAAGGCATCGGGATAGGCCAGCCAAGTGGATTGTTGATACGATGAGCGACCGTCAAGGGTTTGCACCTTGACCCTGCCTTGCTCGGAGAAGAGGTATGGTTTGTTCGCCAAGTGGTTGGTGAGTGCGTTCATGGAGAACGGCTGATTCGGCAGATGACACACTTCGGTTGATGACAGGGGAGTTCCATCGGGGAAGGTCGCACCCGCCTTTATCATCGCCTTCCACAGACGCTTGATGTTGCGACCGTCATGACGACCAAGACGACCCTTTCGCCTCGTTCCGTATTTGCTGGAAGGAACGAGTTCGTCATCGTTTGTTTCGTCTTCGGGCTCGCCCATTGTGATGGAGGCTGGTCATGAAGGTTTATGAGCCCTCTCCCTCAAAGCAGGGAGGTTTCACTCTTTGAACTTGTCAGCCTTCTTCACCGTGAATGCGTTGTATGGCTTCTTGATTGCCGAATCCTTGATGGCTTGAGCCGTGTCTTCGGGCAGAATCGGCAACACTTTGTCCACCGCTGTCTTGGTGAGCGACACCATTTGTCCAAACACCGCTGGAGGAACGAGCCGTTGCACTTCCGATGGAATGAACTCGGTTCGCTCACGCTGGTTGAAGGACACTTCCCAGCCTTGCGTTTGAATCGTTTCGGAGATGTTGAGTGGGTCAAGTCGCCCCTTGAAGTCGTCTTCAATGGACTTGCGTACGCGATTGAGGATTCCCTGCCCAGCCTTGACTTTGGCGAGAGCATCCAACGCTTCGTCATCCGAGCCGAACTCATGTTCCACCAAGTCAAATGCACCTTTGTGAATCAAGTCTTGAGCCGATGGGCAGATGGAGGTGTATGCACACCAGCGACACGAATCACCGATGGATGGGATGCCTTCTGTGAGCGATTCAATCATGTTGAATTGGGTCTTGAGCCAGCCCTTGAAGTTCTCAATTTTTTTGTCAGTCCACACGGTTGAAACCACGCCAAACCGAAGCATCTCAAACGAGAACAGCAGGGGTTTGTCGGGGAAGTTCTCCTTCGCCCACGACAGATAAATCCCTGCTTGCACATCGTTGTCAGCCTCGTCTTGCGTCTTCGGGGCGCGATTGGATTTGTAGTCCACCAATTCAATCGTGCCGTCTTTGTGTTCAACGATGAGGTCAATGAAACCGAAAATCGGCACACCGTTGTCAAGGACATACGGTGCATCGTGGCGACCCATTTGTTGCTCGGTGGCGACAACACGAATCGGCATTTTGCCTCGCCTGTCAAACCATCGCTTCAAGAGGTTCTTGCCGTCTTCATACATCTCGTATTCCAATGCGAACTGTGGCTTGGATGCCCACTCGTCATAGAGTTTCATCAGCCGACCGAACTTCGGTGCTGGGACTTTGCCGTTTTCATCGGGCATACGCCAATCCTCCAACGCACCGTGAACCACATTCCCCATTCTCGCCGCCTGTGTTTTTGACGGTGAGTTAGCGAGTTTCTTCAAGGTGCGCGGAGTGTCGCTCTTGGGGTCGTAGTGTTGCTCGTACGCGAACGAGCAGTCCTTCGCCATTTTGAGCCGTGTTGCCGAGAGATACGGGGCTTTCATGTTGCACTCACCACGCTGTTGGTTTATCAAGCAGACGACTTTTCAACCGCTTGTGCGAATCGTTCTTGCGTTGGGTTGTCCAACAGGAATGGCTTGCATGAACGGGACTTCTTGACCATCACTTGATGACGCACTTGCAGTTCGCCAGCCTTGATTCGTTGCTGGCTGGAGAACTCAAGAATCCAATCAAAGAGTGGGTCGGTCATGTCGGGTCGCCCAGCAGACACGGTTATCTCCTTCGCATCGTTTGTTCCGAAGCCTTCGGTTCGTGTCTTCATGAGGGTCGTGCCGATGAAGTGAGCCCCACACATCTCCGCGCCCATCTTGAGTCGCTCGTATGGTGTGGAGAACAGTTTGTTGATGACTTTGTATGAGTGCATCTGCCCCTCTTCAAAGGTCGGAAGGGTCTTCTTGCCTTCTCGGAGTGCCTGTTGCTGACGGGACAGAAGCAAGTCTGCCTCGGTCATGCCGTGAACGGATTCAGCGTAGTGGTTGCGACAGCCCATGTAAAATGCACCCTCGTTCTCCAAGACGACCATGCGAACACCATCGGGGTGTTCCTCTTTGTGTTGCATCATCAAGTCAAGGAACGCCAGCACCATGTCATTGACATCATCGGGGCGAGAGCAGACCTTTCGCAGAATGCGAGGTCGTAGTTCCGCTGGAACGATGGAATCGCGAGCGATGAGGTCGGCTTGACCTTCAAGGTCGCAGTCAATGATGCACAGAAGGGCTTCTTCGGGCTTGAGCCCACTCGCCATGTCCGTGAACATCGTGAGGTAAAAGTGGGTCTTCCCAGCACCGCTGAAACCTTGCAGTTTCATGTGCTTGGTTCGGTTGTTCACCATGCTGACACCCGTATCGCACGAAGCGATGAGGTCTGCGTAGTTTGCCTTCTTCTTGGTTGCTGATTTCGCCATGTCAATCACCTATTGTCCCACCCTTATCAAAGGGCTGGAATTGGAATGGTGGGGTGGTCGGTCTTATTCCCAATCTCCCCACTCGTCATCGCCTTCGGAGTCGCCATCAACCCAGCCTTCGTCAGCAGATGCCGATTCCGAGCCGTTGGAGGTGTCTTCCTCGCCTTCTTCCTCATCGGAGGTGTCATCGGAGGGTTCAGCCGTTTCTTCGCTCACAGGGGCTTCCTGTGGAGTTTCTTCGGCATCGTCATCATCCTCGTCATCGTCAAGGGAGATTGCGTTCTTGAAATACGAAGAGGCATCATCCTCTTTGTCGTCTTTGGAACTGACTTCGGGCTGTGGTGGTGCAACGAGAATCACAGGGATTGCGACAGCGATGTTGGCCGACAGTCCCCACTCGCCTTGCACCTTCGTGGTGATGAGAGCGAGGATTTTGCTGTATTTGCCGAAGCGGGTCGCGATTTCGGGTGAACAGATGCAGTTCAACAGGAGGTTCTCGCCCGATTCAATCGCTTCCAGCGTCATCGTGGAGTCATCCTTCAAGAGCATCTTCCCAAATTGGTTGCCCGACTTGGAGTTTTGAACACCGCTGAATGACACGGTTGCCTCAACCAAACGGTAGTCGGTGCGACCCCGTGAGATGTCGTCTTCCAAGTCAGCGATGGGGCTGACTTCGTATGTGTCCTTGAGCAGTTCAATGGCGGATTCGTGGTCGTAGTCTTCGGGCTTGAATGCCGTCAAACCAGCCAGCGGTCGCAGGTCAAGGGTGGAATTGTTGAGGTTCTTGCATGACACCGAAGCGACATACACACCGTCAGCCTCAACATCATCACCGATGGAAGCGTCAGCATCCCACAGGGACATGGAGAACATGGCGGAGTCCATGACTTCATCACCGTCTTCCATGACCACTTGGCCGAAGATGTTGCAGACTTGGCGTGGGTTGCCCGAAGCAACGCCAACCGTGTTGTGCGAGATGTCCCACACTTTCATGTGAGCCGTGTATCGCTTCTGTCGGAGAATGCTGGTGAGGTCGGTGAGAACGATGTCCGTGATGAATGCTTGACCAATCTCGGACTTCAAGCCACCGAGCGAATCAAGGGTTTCTTTCAACGATGGGTCGGTTGCTTTTGCTTTGAACATAGCAACCACGCTGGAGTCATCCGAGAAGATGCCGTTCGCGATTCCTCGCTCAATGAACGGCTTCAATCGCTTGGATGCGATAGGGGGGAGGTTCGTCTTCGTGCTGGTCTTGGAGGTCTTATTGCTCGCCATGTCATCACCGTTCATTCCCCACCCTTATCAAAGGAGTCGCCATCATCAAGGTGTGAGAGGTGGGCATTAGCCAGCGATTCCCAAGCGTCATCATCCTCGCTGTCTAACGAAAATGTTCGCACAGCCTCCTTGACCTTCTCACGAACTTCACGCTTCTTTTGGAGTTCAGCGGTTGCAGAATCCTGTCCTTTGTTGAGCCATCCACATCGGGTGTTGAAGAGGTCATCACGGAACTTGGTTTCGCCAACGATGTCGTAAATCATGCTGGACTCGCGCCCCTCCGTGAGATAGTGAGGAAGAATCAGCCCCGACCAAATCGGTGCTTGGGCTTTGGAGGGACAGCCGATTCGCTGGAGAAGTTTCGGGTCTTGCTTATTGGGGCGAATACGAGCCTGTGGTGGATTGCTGGTTTCCAGCACATCGCTGAACTCCTTCATCAAATCGGGAATCGCCCTGCGAGCAGACTCAACGAAGAGTGGTGCGAGTGCGTGGGTTTCCATCAAGCCCGTACGCGTCTTGACGATTGCCCATGTCTTGCGACCGCCTCCACGACCGCCTCCACGCCTCTTGACTTCAATTAGGCCAGCATCCTCCAGCGTGGGCAAATGCTTCTGCTGGAGGGCGTTCTTGGACACGGAGAAGGCGTGAATGTGCAACCATTGGAGAATGTTGTCTTCGGACAGCGAGCGTGTGCTGGCTTCCATCTCTTGCATTTGGCGGAACACCATCCACGAATCATCGGGAACACCCGACAGGCTGGCTCGGAGAACGAGGTCGCACAGCAACAGCCCAATCACATTGTCTTCCACCGAAGCCAGCAGGTATTCGTCTTCCCCGATGGTTTGAATCGGTCGTTGTTGCTGGTGGATGAGAGCCACCGCATCAATGATGGACAGGACTTTGTGAATATCACGCTGGTGCTGTGCGTTCCGAGATGGGAAGAACTCGGCCATCAACGGTGCGAAAATGTTGCGAACTTTGTGTTGCTTGAGGTTGAGCATGGATGCTTGAAGCAGTTTCAAGTCGGGGTGGATTTGAAGCAGTTCGGGGCGCGCCTTCGCCAGCAGGGAATTGGACACCACAGCCTCCACTTTGTCGGGTGTCGTATCGGGTGTCATCAGCAATTGCCGTGTGATTTGTTCAGCCTCGCTGGGATTGCGTGTGGTCAGCGTGATGAACGATGGGCGACCACGAATGATGAAGTCCCGTGTTTCAATCTCGCCCGTCAGTTCGTTCTTGATTGGGGTCTTCCAAACGAGTTCGTCATCATCGCCCGACATCAGCGGTTTCATTCGCTTGATGAATGAGAACGATTCATCCTTCTCCAAGATGACGATGCAACGGTTGTGAACATTCACGATGAAATGACCCTCATCGCTGACTTCATCGTAGTCGTATTTGAGTGCCTCTTTGGATGCACCAGCCAAGACCATGACCATTGACTTGGGCATCCCGTTTCGTGCTGTGAGCGTCATGTATGTCTTCCCGCTGGAAGACGCACCAATCATCTCAAGGTTGAGTGGGTTGTCCGTCTTGCACGACATGAAAACGAGGAAGGTCAAGAGCAGGTTCGCATCATCACCGACAAACGGGGTCGGGCGCGATTGGTGGAGAATCTCGTTGATTCGGTCAAGCAGATTCGGTTGCTGGAGGAACAGGTTCATCGTATCGGACTCAATAACACCGAAGGAGGAAGGCAAGCCCTCGTATTCGCTCGCCTCTCGTTCAATTTTGTCAGCAACGGGCGCGGGGATGAAGTTCCCATCACGAAGGCAGATACCGACTTGAAGCATCGCTGTCTTGAAGTCATCCTTCTCCGAATCGGGAATGCCCACCGCTTTGGACAGGCGACTGATGGAGTGCTGGCTCAACAGGTTGAACTTGCCCAGCGGTTTGTCATCAAAGTCCACCGTGAAGTCCATGCGACCCTTCCCAGCGGAGAGGAAGGTCATGTTGATGTTGCGACCACAGACGGTCGCCTCGTATCGCTGTGCCGATGTCGCTGACTGTCGGACTTCAATGGGTGCTTCGCTCTCACTCATGGCTGGTGGGGAGTCGCCCCACCATTATGAAGTCGGTGTGGGCTCAAGCCATGTTGTAGTGCTTGCGAACACAATTGCACACGGCTTCTTTGTCCATGAATCCGATTGCTTCTTCTGCGGTCATGTTCTCGCTGATGATGTCTTGGAAGTGTTCGTGTGCAATCTCGGCAACGGTCATGCCGTGAAACACATAGTCCACATTCCCTTCACGCTGACAGCGAGGGGCAGTTCCTCGGCGTTCCATTTTGACGGCTCGGCAAGAGCGAGCGTGGATTTTGACCGTTCCGCTTTGGAACACATGACCAACGATGTGCTTGTCGTGAGCGACAATTTTGTGTTCCTTGTTCTTCCAAACGAAGTGGTCAAGTCCCTTGTGGGTGATGAGGTCAAGGTAGTGTCCGTCATGGTTTTGTGCTTGGGTCATGGTCAATGGTAGCAAGCGGGGGTATATCAATGCTTTGCAGAATATCAATGGTTTTGACCACTTTTCACTCCGATTCGGATGAGCCAGCGATGTCCAAGAAACCGATTTCACGCATTGACCAATGAGCCGAACAGCCTTGATGACAGATGACATGGTTGGGATAGGACTCTATTGGCTTCAATACGAAGGCAACGATGTGCTGACCCTGTTCACCGCACTTCCGACAGGTTTGGTTTTGGATGACTTGGATGACTTCCTTGACCGCGCCCGTTGAGCCATCCAATGCTGGTGCAACGACATGGCTGGGATAGTGGGGTTCTCGTTCCATGATGCTCACACCTTCTTCAAGAGCCTGTCCACGACCTGCTGTTGCTTGCTGGACAGCGAGCGACCCGTAGCGATGCGAGGAATCACAGAAGCCACGAAGGACTGTTCCCACTCGTTGAGCGAGCCGTCATCAAGACGGGCTTGGAGTTTGACTGCGACAGGAGGCAGGTCATCGCTGTTGATGTTGGTGCGAGCCTTGCACTCCTGTGTGAATCGGAGATAGCCACCGACCAACGAATCCTTGCCCGATGTGCTGATTTTGGTTGCTACACGGCTCACCATGTCCCGTTCCCAGCGGTTGAGTTCCAAGTCCTTGACGGATTCTCGCCACTCGTCAGCCTCACGGTTGAATTGGTTTCGCTTCTCGTTGATTTGAGCGAGGAACGCCTTCTTGCGTTCAATGTCAGCCTCAAGGTTAGCGTGTCGCTGGAGAGCGACTAATTCGTTCCTTCGTTCCCATGCTTGCATCTCCTGTTCAGCGTTGAGGCAGAAGTCTTCCCACGCCTTCATGGTCTTCGCACCCAAATAGCCGTGTGTAGCCAGCCTCTTGACGACTGTGCGGTATAGCGATGCGTGTGGCGACCACTTGCGTGTCATGAACGGCTTCCAGCGTTGAAGGTCAGCAAGTGCCGTTGGGAATCGCGTGGCGAAGTCAGCCCGAAGGAACTCCTTCTTGGCTTCGGTCATCTCGGACTTCAAGAACTCCTTCTTTTCTTCATCCGACAGCACACGACCGAGCGAATCACGAATCTCAATGTAGCGATACACGCACACATTCCCGATGAGGATTTGGTCGCCTGTGTCGTCATTCTTGAGTTTGCAGTTCTCCTTGATGGATGCACCGCACAGTTCGCAATTGTCGGTGTGTCCATACACCGAGCCCTCGTAGTTCCAATCCTTGCTGAACTCGGAATACGGGCGAATCGCGCCCGTGTCGGACACGATGCGTGAGATTTTGGCGAGGTTCACAACGATTCGCTTCTCGTACGCGGAGGCTGTGCCTTCGGAGAGTGCGTCATACAGTTCGGAGGGCATCTCGCCCTTCGCCTCTTGCTTCTTCCAGCGGATTGCCTGTCGTCTTAGGATTTCATTCGTCATTCAGTTCATCCCCCGATTGATAACAAAGTCAATGGCCTTAGCCATGTGGTTGGCGTAGTCGGATTCATAGAGCGATTTGCTCATGTCGTTGAAGTGGTTGAGTTCAACCAAACCATCCTCACGGATGACAACGGTTGCACACCAATCGGTGTAGTGGGAATCGCTCTCGTTGAAAATGCAAACACGGGCGTGTCCCTGTGCCTTCAAATCCTTCGCTCGCTTGGTTGCTTGCACGATGCTGTCAAACCTCTCAAGGTTCTCGTCGCAGTCGCCGTATTCAATGTAAATCGGTGCGGTCATTCAGTTCATCTCCTTTTGTTTCTTCAACAGCATCTCAAATGGGGATGCGGTCAAGCGGTCGTATTCGGCTTCAAGTTTCGTGATTTTCTTGCAGATGGAGTGTGCTTGACTGCGGGTGCAAGTGTCAAGTTTCTTCTGCAAGGTCAAAATCTCTTCCATGATTGCGTCTGCTCGGAACATATTGGTTCGCCTCAACCCTCCCATGCAAAACCCCCTTATCAATGCTTCGCTGTATCAATGTCATTTCAAGTGTCTTTTCAACCATGACGGTGCATCCTGTTTGGCGTTGTGAAACCACGCAGGGAATAGGTGAGCATTCGTGTTGAAATATCGCTGGAACGACCCATCCAAGATGAACAGGTGGCCGACATCATCGGGCGTTCTGTTGATTCTCCCTGCCCCTTGAATCAGTCGCAGGGCGACTTGGAGGTTGAACCAATTTTGACACGGCTGGTTGCATCCCCAGCGGTTTGAACACAGATTCCCGCTGTATTTGTTCGGAGGCATATACGGACACGCTGGTGTGCCTTCGTGTTCCCTTCGCCATTGGTGTTCATCCTGTTCCATTCGCTGTGCGATTTGAGGGTCGGGCGTGAACGGGAACGGGACTTTGGAGATGACCAGCCATTCCGCCAGCCGACCTTTGAAGTCAAAGCCCTCGCCCACATAGGTGGAGATAAGCACCAAGTCATCTCGCTTGGATGAAAAGAACTCGTCAAGGGCGTGTTGTCGCCCGATTCCGTTGCTGTCGTGGGTGATGATGCGGTCGCCCAATCCTCTCGCTTGCAGACCCTCCACGATGGTCTTGCGAATGGCGTGGGTGTGAGGGAGGATGACTCCCCGCTTGTTCGGGAATCGTTCCATGATGGCGGAGATGGCTTTGATTTGACGAGGCAGGGACTTCTCCCTTCGGCTGTATGACATCTCCCCGCAGGGCGCGACATACACATTGAAGTTCTCCTTCGGGAAGGGTGATTGCGTGATTTTCACATACAGCGTTTTGTGATTCTCCAGCCCCAGCGACTTGAGGTATGTGTCAATGTCCAAGATGGTGGCTGACAGCAGAATCCGCTTTCGCGATATTGCTTCCAATCGGTCGGGCGCGATTTTGTTCACTCGGACAGGTTTCGCCACCATCCGTTGCTTGCCTCGTTTGTCCGTATCGGACTCAATAACCACATCGTTTGGATTCTCCAACAGTTCCAGCAAGGTCGCGCATTTGTCAATGATGGTTCGCATCGCATCAATCACATTCTCGTCTTTGTCCGATTCAGCCTTCTCCAATGTTCCCATCGCGCCCTCCAAGAGTTTGCTGACCGAATCCTTCCAATCGGCTGGGTGATAGTGCATGGGGAACGGATAGCGCGCCCCGAAGACGCTGGTGAAGTCAGCGTGGTTGATGACGACTTCCATCAAGTCCATGAAGAACGGTTCTAATTGGTGAGCCTCGTCAATGATGGCGAAGTCCCGCTGGTCAAATGTCCCATCGGGCGATTGAATCACACGGAACAGATACGATGGATTGGACAGCGTGAGCCTCGCATCCCTCGCCTCAAACTTCTGTGCATAATACGGGCAGGGGTCGGCTTCCTTCGCATGAACGCACTTCTGCTTGCTCTTGGCCGAATAGCAGGGCGCGTTGGTTGCTGTGCCTTCACGCACCCAGCATGGAAAGTTCCCACGACCACGAACCTCTTTGAGAACCGAGCCGTAGTCCCGTTTATATTGGTCGGTCAGTCCGAGCGATGGGGACAGCAAATATGCTGACTGAAATCGTGCTTGCACCGTCATCGCAATCGCTGACTTGCCGATTCCTGTCGGTGCTTCAATCACCACATTGTCAAAGTCATCGTTGTCCAACGCCCACCACACGACCGAGAGGGCATCGTCTTGATACCTTCGTGGCGAGGGCAGGGGGAAGTGAGGTCGGATTTTTTCCCACTCATTCGGCAAGGTCGCCTTGCTCGGAATGTTGATTTGCACGACCGCCATGTGTCAGCGAGGTTCGCCCACCGTTATCAAACAGCCATCTGCGTATTGGTCAAGGGGGAACGGGTGTGGCGTAAAGCCGTAGCCGTGAGTCTTTGGTCTGCGAGGCACACGGAGGTTTCGGCTCTTGAGTCGGATTCCTTCCTCGTTCGCGGTCGCAGATGCGTGTTGGGCAGTTCGGATTCGGTCGTTGTCCTTTCGGAAGACCCGCCCCTCAACCTTTCGCCACCATCGGTGGAACTTCGCATCATTTCCATTTTCCCTTCCGTGATACCTGTGCGTCTTGCCCATGTTCTCATCTCCTTCATTCAATTCCGTATGCCGTTGGGTCGGTTGTCCAACCGCTTGGTGTCCAAAGAGGATAATCGTCATTGAGGTGATATTCCACCATTGACTTCGCCATCATGATTGCATGGCTTCGTGTTGGTCGGTGCTGGTGGCGTTCTTTGGGCATGATGTCCATTTCATCGCCTATCGTGATGAGGTTGCCCTTGAGGTCATAGATTTCAACGACAAAAGTGTGGTATTGGTCTTTGAGGGTGTAGTGGTGAACGCAGTCAGCGAACTTGATGCGACCATACGACACATCACCCTTCGGGGTTTTGGTCGTAGTCGTGTGATACGACTTCTCACCGTGTTGGCTGGTCATGCCCTGCCCAGCACACACTACCTTATCAATGCTTTGCTTCATCAATGTCCTAAATGATTGGAATTGCACCTTCCTTAGAACACACACATATTGACCAAAGTGTATGTCTTTCAGCACCCCTGTTCGTTTGATTCTTTGGGGTTGTGTGCCGAAGGCACACAAATGATTGGAATAAAAACACTTCGTTCATTGATACGATGTCGGAATCTCAAGTCAATGCTCGCAATATCAAGTCAATGCCCTGCTCGGAATCTCAACAGTCCCCATCATTCGTCAGCCAATTAAACCGAATGCGTAGTGGGTTGGGTATGGACAGCCAAACGGAACGCTTCCACAGGCTTGTGAGAGCCCCTGCTGACGCTCAAATCGTCATCAACCCTTCCCAACCCCTGCTGGATGAGATTGAACGGCTTGGAAGCGACCCAAGACGACCGAGAACGGCAATCGCTCGGTGGGTGTCAAAGACATGGCTGGAGAACACTCACGAAGCCATACGCAACGAGCCAGCACCAACGCTGGATGCGTTCCACTACGAGAAGGAAGTCATGGAACGGCCATCGCATTATCCGACCGATTGGGGCATTGATTTCATCCCGCACCCGACCGACCTTGACGATGGTTGGGAACTTGACCGCCTATCCACCGCTTGCTACACTTCTTTGACCACACCACGACCGTTTGACCCACACTTGCATGGCGACCTGTCGGCAGAAACGCTGGGCTTCGGGTATCACTACCTGTCCGAATCGGGCTTCCCCGACAAATACGACATCGTGAACAGGCGTGGAGGTGGAGGTCGTGGTGGATTCGCCATGACCACAGGTGCAACGGAGGGCGCGTACCCGACTTCCATTCTGCCCCAGCCAACATTCAATCTCGGTCGTCTTGGCTTCTCCGATGGAGGCTGGAATCCCGAAGGGCTTCAATGGACAAACCGACCAAAGCGAATGAGCCTCACGGGTCTTCGCAACGGATGGGCTCACAAGGTATTCTTCGCTCGCTCTCGGAGGGTCATGAATCGCAACCTGTATGGTCGGCTGGCGAGGGATGAAGCGACTCCACGCGCCCCTGTGGTCGTCATCAACGGCATGACGAACTTGCAGGGCGTGAAGTCCGTGTCGTTCACCCAATCCATGAACGCCCCAGCACGAATGAACATTGACATCAACAACACAGCAGGGCGAAGGTCGGGGACAATCCGAGAAGGTGATGTTGTCCAAGTGTATGCTTCGCCACGACATTGGGCAAATCCACCGCTGGTGTTCACAGGATTCGTTTCGGAGGTTATTGAGTCCAATACGAGTTTGGAACTCATCGCTTTGGATTCGCTCGGCTATCTCACACGGGAAGTGTTGGACTCTCCTGTTGGGTATTATGAGTCGGACTCGGCAACCGTCATCAAAGACATCATCAGCAATTCGGCATACACACCGCCAATCGGTCGCATCCTCAACGAGTCGTTTGTGATTCTTCCAGCCGACATGGACTTCGTGGGGAAGACGCGATTGAACGCGATTCAGTCCATCCTGTCCATCATCAATTCAACACCGAACTTGGTCGTGTTGAAGGCCGATTCTCACGGGTATCTCGTCATGGAACGACTGCGTGAGGTGGATGATGCAACGGTTGTCCCGCTGGTCGCTGGAAGGATTCCACGCACCGCTGTCCCACAGGACTTCTATCCAACGATGATTCAGCGTGAAGAGGGTGATACCCACCGCTTCAATGTGGTCAAGGTCAAGAACGACAGCAAGGGCATCTCCGTGTCCGTTCCAGCAATCGGCTCGGCGCGATACCCAACCAAGCCCGTTGAGCGTGTGGTTCGTGAGGATTTCATCGCAGACGAGCATCAAGCCATATTGGTCGGTGAAACCATGCTGGCTTCGCAGGGCGCGTCGCTTGCTCGCTGGGTCGTTGAGGGAATCCCCGAAAGGCTGGACATCTCGGTTGGTGATGTGATGGAGTTCGCATCCCGTGATGCTGGCCTGTCGGGTCGCCACAGGGTCTTTGATGTCAAGTGGACAATGGACACCAACGGAACGGAGATGAGCCTGTCAGTCGGGCGACAAGCACCCGACCCACTTGCTACACTACGAGTCGCCGCTGGGCTGTCCAATTGAGGACTCACCAAATGTGGTCGCCAGCACCGCTGACGGTTTTCCAGCCACAGCCATCCACGATGTAAAAGTCGCTGACGGTTTCGCCTTCGTAGCCTGTCCACACGACTTCATACACATCGCCAACGGAGGTTGAGCGAGCGTTGGAAGAAGCGTTGAGCATCTGCACGAAGACTTCGGTGTGGCCTTCGCATGAGATGTCGCTCATGGAGTCAGCCTGTGTCCAATCGGACTCAATGTGGTTGGTGCGGAAGAAGACATGGCTGAACACAGGCATGGCGGAGATTGCATCGCCTTCTCCGTATGTGCCGATGGCGAAAGTTCCGACTTCGGTGAAGTCGTTGTCAAGGTCAATTTTGTCGCCAGCGTTCACGAAGAACGAAGGCTCGTTTCGCTGGTGAACCACAACGGCACATGAGCCGTCAAGGTAAGGCAGGTCTTCTTCGGTCTTCAAGTGGTCATCGTGGACAAACTTGACGGGTCGGGCTTGGGTTTGTGCGGATTGCATGATACGAGATGAAAGGCATCCCCTATATCAATGCTTTGCTAAATCTCAATGGTTTTGGTGATTATTCACCATTCGGGAAGCCCTGCAAGCCCATGCCGACTGTCCCAATATCACCCGCTGGACTCATACCTGCCCCGCCGAGATTCGGCAGATACAACGAGGAAGCGTAGTGCGGAGTGCGATACCACGACATCTCGTTGGTCTTCCATGTCAAGTCAATCTCCGAAGCATCGTAGCCCCAAAACCGTTGATAGCGGATTTGAGGGTATAGGTGAGGGAAGTCTTCCTGTCCAGCAATCGTTTGGGCAGAACCAACGGGCTGGAAGCCCAGCGTTGCATCGTATCGCAAGGATGGGACTGACAGCCATCGGAGATTGATTGAGCGAATCACACGGTCGTCAGCACTCACATCGTCATCAAACTCGTATGATGGAAACCAAATGTGCATCAAGTGGGTGTGGGTGTTCGTGGTGCTGTTGGTGTAAATCGGATTCCTTCCTCCACCGTATCGCCCTGTCCAATCCATGCTTCCCGACACCGAAGCGTAGCCTCCTGTGTAAAGCGTGTTGCCCGAACCCGTCAGCGGAGTTCCAGCCCATTGGAGAGGATGCACAGCCGATTCAATCGCGAGGTCTTGGTCGCGGAAGGTCGCACCAACGCGCCCTTCGTCTTGACCCGTCATGGTGAAACGCATGACGAGGTGATATTCACCCTTCCCATTGGTCGTGAGCGTGGGCTCTTGGAGATAGGTGTCCACATACCGCAGTTCAGTCGTTCCATCGTATTGAGGGGCTTTGAACAGCGTTCTCGTATCTCCGAGTCCATCGGTCGCTGTATATTGTTCAGCAAATGGAATCCGTGTGTTGAACTTATTGATGAGCGTGTGGCGACTTGCCCATGTTTGACCATTCACGCTGTCCCTGTCGTCTTTGATGCCGACCGTGATTGCTCGGTCGTTTTCGTCAATGATGGAATCGTAGTGTGAGATGTTTTTGCTCGCCATCGTGTTTTTGGAATTGGGTGGAAGTCCGAGAACATGACAGCACTTGCCCGTATTGAACTGAATACGCCCCCCAACACCAACCTCACCGATGTTCGCGTACACCGCAGTCTTGTTTCGTGTTCCGCTATGAATGGATGACCCCGCCCAACCCAAGAAAAAGACGACAGGAACATCATCGGAACGAAGGCAAACTTTCGGATGGGATGCTACGCTGACGATGTGATTTGAGTTCGCTGGGTTGTTCATTTCATCGTCTGTGGTGTCCGTTGATGGTCGGCTGACACATGACCATAGCGTGTCGTTGGAATCCCCGTATGTTGATTCAAATGATGGGGTTGGGAATGATGCCTCGTCAGCCTCCTTCATCGTGTAAAACACGCTCACGGGGTTGGTGCTTGCTGGAGATGTCCAACCGCTGACTTGCGTTTCAACCGTTGGGCGAGCCACAGTCAAGTGCAATCGGTCTTTGGAATCGCAGACGAGTGATGGCTGGCGGAAGTCGTATATCGTTCCCGATGGGGTGAACGCATCAACCGAACTGTTGATGAGAACGGGCGTGTGAACTGTCCAATCCCAATCATACACGGGTTCGGGGTTGGAAGCAATTTGCACTCGGTCTGCTTTGTGATAATAGAGCGAATGGGCGCGATGTGAGCCTTCGTCTTCGGGGTTGAGATGATATTCAAGAACTGCGTGAATCGTGCCTTTGGAATCGCTACAAAACGATGCACCGCAGACTCGGTGTATGGTTTCGCCACCATAAACGGTTGCGATGCTGGAGAACTTCGCACCGCACTCGTCAGCACCAGCACCCGTCTGCGTGTCGGGTGCTGTTGTCGTAGCCCTCCTTGACCAAAACAGGTCGCTGTGCAACGGCTTCTTCATGTGAGCCCATGTCGGTTGGTTGGCGTAGCCACTCACAATGGAACGCTTGATGATGAAATGGTGGAGTGTGCCTTCGGGTGTTCGTATCACTCGCTGACCCTTGCCCATTCCAAACGGAGTGCTTCCCCTCGCCATCGTGAACCCCGTGAGTCCACCACCGTTTGCCTCGTTCACCTCACCAAGCCAAGTTTCAGTCATGGCGAGGTCGTTTGTTCCACCGCCAGCGGGATTGTTGTCGTATTGTCCGACACCTTGAGCCGACACGATTGCCCCCGAATCCCAATATGCCTTCGCTGTTTGACTGACATGAACATCAACGCTGGAGAGCAATTGCTCGCTGGTCGCCAGCACATCAAGGTCGTGCATCTCGGATGCTCTCGCCAACATGACGGGCGCGTAGCGATTTGTTTCAATCATGGCGAGGTCGTAGTCGTTGTTTGGAAGAATCGGCATCGCACCAGCGTGGAAGTGGTCGGTCGGATGGTCTGTCCAATACGCTTCAAGCCCTATTGAGCCCGATACGATTGCACCCTTGATTCGCTGATTGAACAGGCTGATTCCGCTGACATTCGCAGAAGTCGTGTGCATCGGTGAGTCCCACAGATTTGTTCGGAGATACCATTGACCCAGCGGGTTTTGACTTGCTTCGGATGGTGATGCACCACCGAGTTCAAAGCCCGATTCAAACAACGAAGCCCCAATCAAGTGCTGATAATCGGTGCGATGGAATGGCGTTTCCATCTCCAAGTCAATCTGCCCGTTGCCCCCTGCTCTCGCTCGCACATGGACTTCGGGGGGAATCAGCAAGTGGAGAGGAACATCGTAGCCAAGTCCAGCGTGAACCTGCTTGAACACCCTGTCCACACGATATGGGTGATGGGTTGCCGAGAGGCCGTAGTGAAGCGAGCCGTGATGCGACCACGATGAGAACGAGCCCAGCATGGTGCTTCGCCCAGCGTTTGACCAAGCGATTGTCGGTGAGAATGTTTCACCCGTGTCCATCACCAAATCTCCGAACTCAAGCACTCCTTCGTTGAAAACCTGTGCTGGAAGGAACGATGGAGTGTCTTCAAACTTGCGAATCATGAGGTCGCCCGATGATGTCAAAGCACCGCCATGTGGGATATACATTCCATCAACCAAAGGGTCATACAGGGCTGGTGGGGATTTGACCGTTGAAACGAGGTCTGCGACCGTAGTGCCGACAACGGGGATATTCTCGGCCACATTGACCCCGCCCACAGTCCAAGAAAGGATGATGGCTGGAAGGGTGATGCCTGTGAGGTCATACACGACCGCTGAATACGGATTGTAGTCGCCACCTGTCGCATCGTAGTTTTGGTTGTCGCCCATGTTCTTCCAAGCATGAGGTGTCGTGGAATCGCGGAAGAACGCTGTTCCATCACCGTATGAAATTGGGTCATACAGGTCTGCTGGGAACGACCAACCCGACCACCCAAGTTCTTGGAATGGATTCGCCCCAGCACCAAAGTCAGCAAATCCAATCGTAGTCGGAACGAATCGGGTATATTTGAGGAAGTCGTATCGGTTGCGATACCACTCATCCACAGGGCTCAACCTGCCCATCAAATCGGGCAAGGATGGGTGTGGTGCTGACATGGTTGCTGGCTGACGGAATGGAAGGCCGTGATGAATGTTCAAGTCGGAATCAAGCCAAGCCAAAGAGCGAGGCAAGTTCGCATGACTCATGCGACATTCGGGGTATGAGCCATAGGTCATTGGGATGGCTCGCTGACCCGACTCATCAAACCAATATGCGATTCTTGCACCACTCCACCATGTATCTTCGTGTGTCCATGTTTGGATGGCGAGTTCTTGCGTGGATTCATCGCCCACAGGAACGAGTTCCCACTTGAGAGCGAAGCCCACGCGACCGCGAGCGACCTGTCCGTTGTCATTGGCTGGTGCATCGGAGAAGGCGAGGATGAGCGACCTTGCTGATGTGTCAGCGATGAGTTTGTTCCATGTTGGGTATTGGCTGAAATTGTCGCCCGATGGTTGCACTCCTGTCCCAGCCGACAACGCCTGTGGGTCGCCACTCCCCTCCATCTCATCTCCGCTGGTTGGGTCAATGTGGAAACCCGAATCGGCAGACGCGCCCAGCGATGTGATTGGAACGCATTGACCATCCGAATAAACATAGCCAACGGGACACGAACCGATGCTCAAATCGGGGTTCGCTGGATAGCCAATATCAGCAGACGGGAACTCGCTGACATCTTCAATGTAGTCCCTATGAACCATCGCCATCAGCATCCTTCCATCATCCATGATGCGAAGGCTGGAACAATGCACAGTCGGGTGAAGGATGACTTCTGTTCCATCGCTCTCCGAGTGCTTCGGGTGTCGCATGGATGACTTTTCTTCCTTGCCGAGATACCGCATGAGTTCCAATTGGGGAATCACCCAATCGTGAACTTCCCAAGCCGAATCAGCGAGAAGTCGTTCATCGGTGATGGTGAACCCTGTCTTATATTGAGCCGAATAAGTGGTCGTTCCACTCACCGCAGAAGCATTCGTTCCGAGTGCATCCCGAATCGGATTGTCGCTCGGTGATGTGTTTTTGGTGGATGGGTGATACGGGTCTTTCTTCGGAGAATAGCGGAACACCATCAGTTCACAGCCTTGAGGCATGGCTGGGTCATGGCTTCCATTTGGAACGATTTGGCCGTTGCCCCACAGCCCAAAATACGGCTTGCCGTCTTTGGTCGTTTCAACAGCGAAGTCGGTTGCGTCAATGATGTCAGCACCCACGAAGAGTTCGCCACCATACACATCAGCATCCCACAGATGAGATACGCCCCCTCGCTGATAAAATCCGCCCGATTGGATGGCTGAACACAGTTTGGGAACACGCACCCATTGGCGTGATGCGAGAGGTCGGAATGGAGTGATTTGATGCAATCCCCAGCCCATTGACACCTTCCCATCCACCGACATTTTTCGGTGGCGAGGCATGACTGAAAATGGACAGTCTGCTGAAATCGCATCATACCCTGCTGGAAGGTCGGCTGGGTCAAGGTAAATCTGTTCCAGCGTATCGGGATTGATACGCACGATTCCGTGATAAATGGTGCAAGGCAGGTTGCTCAAGTCCATGTTGGCGTGGAGTCGGTTTGGATTCGGGTCGTTCCGAGAGGTTGGGTCGCCAACCGAATCGTTGCTCACGCTGGTGTCGGATTTGACGACCAATTCACTTCGGTCTGCGACTGAAACCAGCACATGATAGTCCACGATTGGCTTGCGGAATGTGATGGGTTGAGCCGATGGATGAGTGGCTGTTTTCAATTCCCCGACTGACACTTGGACATTGGTGTAGCCGATGACCTGTGGAATGATTTGCACTTTGGTCGGTATTGAGTCCGATAGCCAACCCGAACTCAAGGTCTGTGTCCCAGCCCAAGAATCGCCAGCCTTCGCTGTGTCGCCAAACAGTCGGTCGGTTGCTTGGTGTTGCTGTCGGAACACGCCCGAACCAGCGTTGATTTCACTCTCGCCAGCACCCAGCGGAAGCACCTGCGTTGCATCCGTGTTGTAGTGGGTATCTCGCCTCGTTGAGAAGACGGTGCGGTTTGCATCGCTGGTGGAGAACGACCCGCTTCCTGTTCGGTGTGCGGAGGTCGTGATTGCATCGGTCATGACATCAACGCTCGTTCCATCGCTTCCGTATCGGTATGGGGCGAATGGAGTCAGTCCATACCCGCCCTGTTTGTTTGGGTCGCCATTCCTTCGCACAGTCGTTCCCGAATGGACTTGAATGTTCAGTCCAGCATAGGTCATGTCATCGGTGAAACTGACCGCCCCTTGCGTCTGTGAGGGGTCGGAGTTCTTGGAGATGGAGAAGAAGGCTGTGGCCGTGATAACGCCCTCGTAGCCAATCAAACCGCACGAATCGGCAACGGTGTGGTTGCCCAAATCAACGCGCCCCAGCGTCATGTTGTCTTCATCGCTGGGCGAGGCAGTTCCATCGGAGAAGCGGTCGGCCACCAAAATGGATTGAATCGTTTCAACAGATGTCAGCAGATTCACGGAATCTGCGTCTTCGGATATTGACACCGATACGGGCGAACCATCGGGGCTGGAGATTGAAGTTCCCGAAGCGAGAATCGGTTGGCGAACTCCGAGATTCAAGTTCCAATGGGATGAGAAGAGTTTGTCATCGTCTTGGACTGCGATGCCCATGCTGGAAGCCCCCGTTTGAGCGATGGGTGCTGAACCCAGCGTGGTGAGGAATGTGGCGTTGTGAGCATCGCCCCACGACACACCCATAGCGTTGCTGGGCAAGTCTGCCTTAGCGTAGTGTGTGATTGCCTCCACACGCCCTCCCTGTGTGAACGCTGGGACTTCGCAATTGAATGTCCCACTTCCCGCATAAGCACCCCAGCCCATGTCAATTGAACCCACCACATCGTCATCGGTCGTCTTGGTCTGTTGGAATGTGTGATTTGCTGGTCTTCCGCTTGCGTATCGCCTTCTTTCGTACGCGGTGAACCGACCCACCTCCGAGAGTGAAAGGC